TCATCCCCCTCGGCGCCCTCCTGAGGGGCGCCAGAGCCGTCATCCCCCTCAGCGCGCTCCTGAGGGGCGCCAGAGCCGTCATCCCCCTCAGCGCGCTCCTGAGGGGCGCCAGAGCCGTCATCCCCCTCGGCGCCCTCCTGAGGGGCGCCAGAGCCGTCATCCCCCTCAGCGCGCTCCTGAGGGGCGCCAGAGCCGTCATCCCCCTCAGCGCGCTCCTGAGGGGCGCCAGAGCCGTCATCCCCCTCGGCGCCCTCCTGAGGGGCGCCAGAGCCGTCATCCCCCTCAGCGCGCTCCTGAGGGGCGCCAGAGCCGTCATCCCCCTCAGCGCGCTCCTGAGGGGATTGCTGGGGTTGTTTGGGTTGCTGGGGTTGTGACTGTTGGCGTTCCATGTCCGCGAGCCGTTGTGCCAATGCTGCTACGTCCGCGGTGCTCCGACATTTCGGTAGCTCGCTTAATGCTTTTTGCACCAAATCGCGCACATTTGGGGAAAGCGATTTTTCCAGTGTCCTTGCGCAGGGTATTACGTATTTGTTCCGTAATCTGCCGATTACCGCGGCGTAGTAGGGTGCGTTCAAGCGATCGTTGCCCATCGGCTTAACCCTAGGGTCCTTGCGCCGGCGGTCGATTGCTTCAAAGTGCTTCCTGTCAACCAATGACGCCAACAGATTGCGCATATTGGGAAAGTGTGTGGCTTTAATTTCTTTTGCTTCGATGCGTACATCCTCTAGCGCATTCGTCCAATGTTTCACACGCGCGCCAGCGTTAACAGCGTTTTCCCATGCGTTCCAATTAGTATGCAGCACGTGGCAGCATTCATGCACGATATACGCGGTTAGACGATCCGCTTCCGCACGCGTCAGAATTAGTTCGGGCGGAAGGCTCGGCATATTCAACGTGACGTGTGTGCGGCCCCATTTCACGCTCGCGGTATCGCCACCGTTTGTCGTGATACTGATATTTGACGCGGAATAGCCTGATCCGCGTCGCGCCAGAATTTTGGTTACAGTTTCACGCGTAGCTTGCACTACGTCGAAATAGCAAGGCATTGGCTTTGTCCTTTTACGTCTTGGTGTTCAGCTAAACTCGCGTGCGGCAGCACGCCCGGCAACGGTGGGATTAGTGTGTGTCGGATCGTCCGACGCTGTGGTGCTCGGATTAAGCGCTTTCGCGACCTCGCTCTTGTCATAGGCAAGGATGCATTGTTGTCTTAACGTTTCCACGTCTTGTTCCGGTGCGCAATTTAATACTGCCGTGCAAAACGCCTCTTCGGCGTCATTGCCGTCAATCAAAGCTTCCGCCCATGACAGCAATCTTCGCAAACCTATTCCGTGCGTCAGTGTCTGGTCATTGGCCGCAGCACGCGTTACCGAGGCACACTTAATTAACAATTCCGCCAATGCGGGTGGGCACTTAGTGTACGCAACGATAATATCGCGCTCCTGATCTTCTGACATATAGTCAAATTTCACACGCACGCCAAACCTATCTAAAAACGCAGCATTCAGCCTGTTTGTATCAGTATATCCTTTTCGGCCACCACCGCCCGTGCCATTGGTGTTATCCGTTGCCAAAAATATCACACCATCCGCAACCCGCACGCGTCGGCCGGTTTCGGCGATGTATAACTCGCGATTTGCCAATACATTTTGCAGCACGAACAACGCGCCAGGACGCGCTACGCTGGGTTCGTCTAAACACACCACGCAACCGGGTGTCTGTATCGCCATAGTCAGCTGTCCGTCTTGCCATGCCACTCCGCCATCGCTTGACGGCACGGTCATACCGACAAGTGTCGGCCCATCTGTGGTATTATCGCATGAAATGATCGCACACGGGCGTCCGGTCTTGGCGGCAAGCTGGCGGGCAAACTCGGTTTTGCCCGTGCCAGCGGGACCATATAAATACACGTTCCGGCCGCGCGCGATCTGTGTCAGCGTCAACCCGGTTGCGGGAGGAAACACGTATTTGGTGTTGACCTTAGGTGTGTCCGGATGCGTGCCATCCCATAGCTTTGTTGTTCTTTTCCCTAACGCGCCAGGAACCCCAAACAGTTCGCGCCATGTCTTTTCCTGTCCTGTGCACCGGGACACGGTAATCGGCATTACACCTCCTGAGGTGGCAGCAGGCACAGGTATTTCCACAATTTCGGCCGGCTTGTGTGCGTCGCGGATCAGGTCACGTAACCTCGCGTCAAGTGCTGAAAACCCGTGATCTGATATGAGCGTGCGCAACGCGCGCATCTCAGTTTCGATCACCGTGTCCAAGCTTGTCCCGCTTGTCTCGGTGATTGGCGCGGTTTCGTTTTGATCCGTGGTTTCGTTTTCGTCTGGCATGTCCATGTCGCGCTCTTTGGTCACAAGGGCGCCAGCACGGATTACGCCGTCAACGTCGATACCGAGGACACGTGCCATGGTTTGAAGCTGTGCCATGGTCGCGGTCCCTACGGTCACGCCCGGTATATCGTGCAGAACCCCGTCAATGTCGGGATGCGCGCGAAGCGCTTTGCGCAATGCGTTGCGCATGAGGATACTCTGTGCAGGCATAGGATTAATGTCCTTTCACTTGTCACCCGTGGTGTCGGGCGTGTTTCTTATACGCCAACGTTTTGTTGTGTTGCAAGAGGGTTGTGCACGTGCCAGCGGGAGGGTGGCGGGGCTCGCCTAACAGCCTTGAAGCTTTGTCCCGCTATCGCGTGCCGATCGATCAGCAACCCAAGTGCGAGCGCTGCAACAAGCCACGCCTCAAGGGTGGGCGGTTTTGTCCAAGCCATGCCGGCTGGCGGAAGGCTGATCCGAGCAATGGCCGGTTTGAGCGCAACGTGCTTGCCCGCATGAACTATGCGGGACGCTTGCCGGCGGAAATTACGCGCTTGCCGGTATGGCGAGCCATGGACAAGCTGCCGACTTCGCTGCGGTCCCCTGCGCGCTTGCGGCTTGTCCTGCTGTGGGACAAGCGGGAGGCGCACTGTCTAGCGTGGACTGCGGCTTTACGGGACGCACAACGACTTGTGGACACGCACCCTGGATTGTCCCGCAAGTTGTCGTGGTATCTCCAGGACGCGTGATCTGGCAGCACCACGCAAGCGAATTACGCGCCCGACCATTGGCGGGACAAAAGCAAAGGCGCCGGACGGACAACAGGACAAGGCGCCGCGATATGATGTCCGCGCGTCGCTCAGTTCGATGCTAGACGATCCGAAAATCCTAGGCGCAGCGCGCGCTACAGCCGCGCGCACGCTGGCAGAAATGGACGGGATGATCGGCAAGCATCAGGAAGCGCCCGACCGTACGGCGGGCAAGGAAGAGGTGGCCTTGTCCCGCGATGAACTACAGCAAGAGCTTGACCGACTTCGCGCCCATTGTGCCGCACGTGCGGCACAGGACAAAGGCTAAGCCTTTGTCTCGCAACACATTTGGCTTCCTTGTCAAGGTAAAGGACAAGGATGAGCGCTTGTCCCGCTTGTCCGCGAGCGCTTGGCTCCGGCCTTTCGCCCCCCTCCGGGGTCCCGCCCGGCCGCGCATATCCCCATGATGGACGCACCGGCCCAGCGCGGAGTTTACCAACTTTCGGTTCGCTGTCGAAAAGACACCCGCGCTTTATCTAGCGGTTGACCGTTTCAGGAGGAAAAAGACTTTGCCATAGGTTTCAAGGCACATTGAACGGTCCTGTGTTTGTCCTGTAGTGTCCGCTTCGGGTAGGAGGACGCGCATGTCCATCACGCTTAGGCACCGTCGCCTTGCACGGGATGGAACAGCGGCGCAGTCGGCACCCATGCCGGCGCCGCCGGTGCGGGGGTTTTCCTTCACCGACTGGCAGGTCAACAACCCCACCGCCCCGCCGCCGGGGGACAAACTCGACAGCGAGTTCGACCGCGCCGATCAGGCCATTACGAACACGATCACTTGGGCGAATACTTCGCTGAATAACGACGGGACCTTGCGCGCGGCGAGCGTGGGATCAGCGCAATTAGTCCCTGGTTTGTTCGATAGTGTCGCGGATGACGCGATTTCTGAGGTTCAGCCACTGGTAGACGAGGCGACCGCGGCGAGTTCGAGCGCGCTGGCTTCGGCTGATGCCGCGGCGACCTCGGCCACGACGGCACAAACCCAGGCAGACGCGGCTTCAGGCCGGGCCGGTGACGCCGAAGACGCCGCGGCCGTGGCCCAAGCCGCCGCCGGGCAGGCGGTGACCGCGGCCAATGCCGCGGCGGTTTCGGAGAATAATGCCGCCAATTCCGACAATCACGCGACTTTGGCGCAGAATACCTGCGATGACTACGCCGACGTGTGTCAGGCGTGGGCCGAGCACATGCCCGACCCGATCCCGCCGAACATCCTGGCGGTGATGGGGGTGACCGGGGATCACTGGTCTTCGCGCTGGTGGGCGACCCGCGCGCAGGCCGCGTTCGGGTCGCTGGCGGAGCTTTATCTCGGGGTTTCCGACACACCCCCGACCACGACACAGACCGGACAACCCATTCCGACCGGGGCGATCTACTATAACTCTACGCTTCAGCAACCATTCGTTTGGGACGGGCAGGAATGGCGGCCTTTTTACGCGCCGACCAAGGCTTTGACCCTCGGGTTAACTTACGCTGCCGTGTCAAATCAAACGAATTTCGTCCTAACTGCGCCTGATTTAGCGGGTAATACCTACGCGATCAGCGTGACTAATCCCGAGCCGATTGAAGTCTTGATCAACGGAGTGAGGCAAGTCGAAACCCAGGGCGCCCTCGCCGGTGACTTTAGTTTGGACCCGTCTACTTCGACCGTTGTCTTTACCAAGGGTCTTCTCGTCGGTAGCTTAGTTCAGATCGACATTCTGGCTCCGGCCTCGACACTGGCGCCGTCTTCGGTAACCACCGAGCAGTTACTTGATTTCGATATTGACCCCGCGACCGGGAACCCAGGTCAGATCGATGGTGCACGGACTACGTTCCCATTGGCCGATGCGACGACAAGAGACCTCATCACAATTGCGCGAGCGACGGAAATCCTGGTTTTGCTCGACGGTGTGGTCCAGAAACCGGGCAACGATTACAACGTGACATCGGCCTCTGGAGCCAGTTCCATCGTTTTCGGCGAGGCTCCGGTGGTGGGCGCGCAGGCATGGGCGCTCTGGTATGCCCCCGAAGGCGTCGCCGCGCGCGCGACCCCCACGGTAGCTCGCGCAATGGCGCCCGCGGCGGCGGCTGAGGTCGCGCCGTGCTTTTGTCCCGTGGGCATGGTGGTGACCTCGTTCTTGTCCCCGTCGCGCACGCTCTCTCAGCCCGGTGGTGAGAACTGGCGTGCCCTCGATGGGTCCTCGATTGCCGGCACCAGACTCGCCGAGCTTTTGGGCACGGATTTCCTGCCCGAGCAGGTCAACGCTTACGTGCGGGTGAACTGACCCATGAAACCGTTCGATCTAGCGCAGGCGGCGGGCAAGGGTATTAGCGTCCTGCCCGATCTGACCACGGTGACGCCGCATGTGGGCGACGTGCTGACGGTGCAGAGTTTCACTGGCGGCAACGCGTTTCTCACTTATGCGCCTCCTGGTGGCATAGGCGCGGCGTATCTGCCTTTGAGCGGCGGCACGCTGACCGGTCCCTTGATTTTGGCCGCTGATCCTGTTGCTCCGCTTGGCGCCGCGACCCGGCAATATGTGGATAATGTTGTAAGCACTGAAACCGGTGCGTTTCTGCCGCTTACCGGTGGCACGCTCACCGGGCCGCTCAACGGCACCACGCTTGCCATGGCAGGCAACAGCACGATCGGTGGTGGCACCGGGATCGGCACGATCGCTCTTAACCCACTCGCCCAGGTCACGCCGTTCTCCGGGTTATCGCAGTTCCAGTGCAGTTATTTCCCCTCGGCCAGCGGCGGCACCTTCTCCCAGGTCACCACCAACGGACGGTTTGGCACGGGGATTTTCGGCGCTCCCAACGCCTTCGTCTGGGGATTGCTGTCTACGCTGAACTTCTCCGGAACTGGCGGCGTCGGCCAGCACGTCGCCATGTATGGTCAGGGCATCCGCACCAACGCGATTGCGCAGCCCACGACCACGGTCGCGATCACCTTGGGCGCGCCGAGCGGGACGATATCAGTTACAGATATCACCAAGTTTGTCTATGACAATCAACCGATCCAGATCAACGGCAACCCCTACTACCAGGTCAGCCATACGGGCACGACCGGCGCCGGCACCATCACCCTCGACCGGCAGGTGAGCGTCGCTGACGGCACCGCCGGGAACACCGTCACCGGGCAGAACAATCCCGCCGTCTGGGCCGGCACGTTCGAGAGCATCGACGCCACCAATCAGCCGAGTTCCAAAACCAACGCGCAGCTCTCGGTCGAGTTCGACCTGAAGGCTAACGGTGCCGATGACGGTGGCACTCTGCGCGACGGTGCGCCGTCGGGTATTCGGCAAATCCTTTCCCTCGTCGGCGTGAAACAGAACGCCGCCGGCGCTGATTGCGAAATTTCCAACGCCATCGGCCTCTATACCGACGGGCACACGACGTTTAAGAAGTTCATTCACTTCGGCGGCCCGTGGAACCAGGCGGCGCTTGATCTGCGTCACGGCACGCAGCTCGCCGGGGCCAACACGCTCTGGATGGCGTCGGGACAAACCATCGCCTTCGATGCCAACGCTGTATCTCAACTCTGGGGTGACGGCACCAGCCTGAACGCTTCATCGCCCCTGATCGCGCAGAACAGCGTGACCGCGACCGGGGGCGCGCAGTGGGGTACGTCAAACTTCGGCCTCGCGCTGAACGTGCGCACCGCTGGCCGCAATCCGGCGATTGGCCTCGCCGATAGCGCCGGGAGTAACTATTTCGCTCTGGTCAACGGCAGCGGGACGTTTCAAGTCGCGGCGGCGCCGGCGCCGGGTGACACCACGACCCCGCCGACCACGTTGCTGGCGCTCAATCGTGCTACCGGCGTGTTGACGCTGAAGGCCGACCCGGTCGGTAATCTCGACGCCGCGACTAAGCAGTATGTGGATAGTCACACGGGTGCGGGCACCTACCTGCCGCTCGCCGGCGGGGCACTCACGGGCGGTATCAGCTTCGGCTCGCAGCTCGCTGCATCAATCACCGACCTGACGAGACATATCGCCCTGTTCGGCACGAATTTTGGTTTCAGCGTCACCAGCGGGCGGTTGAATTACAACGTGCCGGCGGGCAGTGCGCATACTCTGGTGATTGGCGGCACCGACACCCTGATCGTGGCAGCAGGAACGACCACCATCAACCAGGGTAATCTGGTGATCGCCGGCTCAGTGACCACGAACGCCGGAGCACAGTGGACCAGCTCGAACTTTGGTCTGGCTGCGAACGTCAAAGCGTTCGGGCGCAATCCGGCGATCGGCCTTGCTGATAGCACGAGTGCCAACTATTTCGCCTTGATTAATAACGCCGGGAACCTTCAAATTGCCTCGGCGCCGGCGCCGGGCGACACCACGACCGCACCAACAACGCTAGTTTCGGTCAACCGCAGCACCGGCGTGGTGACACTGCATGCCGATCCGGTGGCCAACCTGGATGCCGCCACCAAGCAGTATGTCGATACCAAGGCCGGAACCTACCTGCCGCTTACTGGCGGCACGCTCATCGGTCCGCTCAGCGGCACGACGCTCGCCATGTCGGGCGCGGTCACCGCCGGATTGAATATCAACAAGATCGCTCTGGTTCCCGCCAACAGTGGCGGCACACCACAAATCCAGGCGGGCGGCCTTGATGCCAATTGCAACCTGTCGATTTCCGCATCGGGAACCGGGTCGCTCATCATCGTCCCGCCCCTGTTGCTGCAATCCGTGTCCGGCCCGTCGATCCGTTCCGGCACCGGTGCTGCAACCGGCACACAGCCATCGGGGAGCTTGTGGATCAGGACCGATGGGAGTGCCGGCGCACGCATCTATGTCAGTCAGGGCGACGGCACCTGGACACCGATTGCGAGCGTGTGATGACCAGTCGCATCCAGGCACAGCGGTTTTTCAGTACCACCCAGCGCCCGGCCAACGGCTCGCGTCCCTCGGGTGAAATTTGGCTGAACTTTCCTGACCTCAAGCTGGGTATGATCGATCCAACGCAGACCGCGATCGATCTCTTGCCGGTGCGTGTTTACTCCCCTGCCGCGACCTATGGTCCGGGTGATTACGCCAGGGTGGCAGGCGTTCTGCAACGCGCCAAGATCACCATCCCGCCGCATGCTTTCATGCAATCCGAGTGGGACCCGGTGAACGCGCAAAGCGTCAACGATCTGCGCTACACCACCCAAACCCAGAACGACGCGCGTTATTACACGCAAACCCAATCCAACGCGCTGTTCACCACCCAAGCACAGAACGATGCGCGCTACTGGACCCAGGCTCAGGCCGATGGGCGCTACCTCAAGCTCACCGGCGGCACGCTTACCGGCATCATCGACGTGCCGTTGCCAGGTATCGGTTTCGGCGGCGGACACCATTTTGGTTTTGGCTGGGATGGGACCAACACCAACTACTATGTGGACAGCACCTTCATCGGCGCCATTGCCAACCAGGCGTGGGTCAATGGTCGCCTTGGAAATTATCTCCCAATCGCGGGTGGCACGATCACCGGCGCGCTCGCGGTTAATGGTTACACCACGCTGAATAACGCCACGATTAACGGCACCACGACGACGGGCACGATGGTTGCATCGGGCGCGGTCTACGCCGGTAATCGCACCGCGCTCTATCATGACGGCACCCGCGCGTATTGGTGGCTTGATGGTTCGAACACGTGGCAGATGCAGTGGACCGCCGGGGTGCTTTACTATCTCAACAACGTCGGCACCCAGCTCTGGCGTTGTGATAGTGCTGGCAGCACCTACAACGCCGGCAACGCTTCGATCGGAAATACCCTTACTGCTAATGGCACGATCTACGGTAATGTTGGCCGGATCATATCCCAGGGCGCGCATAATCCCTCGCTTTGCTGCTACAGCACCGGCACTGCCACCGCCGGCGGCATCTGGGAGGAAAGCGGCACGGTCTATCTCGGCGGCATGAACGGCGACGGGACGCCTTCGGCAACCTTTGGCGGGTTCTCCAGCACCATCGTATTCTTCGCCTCGCGCACGGATTTCGCTGCGTATTACGCGGGTGGCACGCGCAACTACCAGTTCCAGAACAACTACCTGTTTCGGTTCACCGAAGGCGACGGCTGGCTGCACTATCAGGCGCCTGCTGGTTACCTCATGGAGATCGCCCCCGATGGGACGTTCTTCGTGGACGTGGGGCAGGCGTTCAAGCCAGGGGGTGGCTCCTGGGCGGCGCTCTCCGATCCGCGCTTCAAGTGCGATGAACAGCCCTACGCGTGCGGCCTGGGCAAAATCTTACAGTTAAAACCGATCAGTTTCCGCTATGACACGGACAAGGTGCGCCACGGTGTCGCGGGAGCCACCTATTACGGCTTTAACGCCGAAGACGTGCAACAAATCATGCCGGAGATGGTGTCCACCGGGACCGTCCGCGCGGCGGACGAGGACGGCACGATGATGCACGCGTTAACCCTCGACCTGAGCGCGCTGCCCTTGGCTTTGGTCAACGCGATCCAGGAACTCGCAACCCGGCTGACCCGTCTGGAGAACGCCCATAATGCAACCGTTTGATCCAACCGAGCGTCTGAGCGTGACGCTGGAAGCCCAACAGTGGAACCAGTTGCTGGGGCTTCTGGGGGAGGCGCCGGCGCCTTATCGCATCACCAACCCGCTGATCCAGATGTTGCTGAACCAGCTTAACCCGCCTGAACCAGCGTCGTTACAGAAGTTTCCACAGGAGGTTCGTTCATCATGAGTATGACCCCATGAGTATGACCCCGACACCCCGTCCGCCCACCCCGCCGGCGTCTGCCGACCCGGCGCCTGCAAAACCGGGGCAACACCAGAAAGCCACGGACGATCCTCCCGGCAAATATGGCTATCAGGGCCGGCCTCAAGGTGAGAAATCACCACCAGTGCCGGAATATGAGCCGGGCACCAATCCGCCGGGGACAAATCCGCCGGTGGCTCCCGCACATGATCCGGCCACGACGCCCATTCCGGGTTCTATCCCAGGCATCGAGCGCCCGGATGGCGGTCCGGTCGAGGTCCCGCATGAGGACAAGGACAAGGAGCGGGACAAGAACGGTCCTCCCAAAAAATGAAGGGCATGACCCCCGAAGAACAACGCTACGAACTCATCTTGAAACGGATGATTGCGGTGCTTGACGCTGAGCACCGCATGATCCCGTTCACGCGTCTGATGATGCCGACGCCAAATCACCCCGCGGACCCTGATTTCAGTCGCTACGACGTGCAGAAATTCCACGAGGTGATTGCCACGGCGCTTGAAGAACTCGAAGCCGGGCGGATCAAGCGCTTGATTATCTCACTGCCGCCGCGGCATGGCAAAACGCAGCTGGCCAGTAAGATGTTTCCGGCATGGTTTGCCGGGAGGAACCCTCATTCCAGTCTGATTTTCGGCACCTACAACGAGAAATTCAGCCAGGATATCGGTCGCGCGGTGCGCGATATCATGCTCTCGCCGCAATACAAGCAGGTTTTCCCGAACACGATCCTCAAATTCGACAGTCAGGCGTCGGATCGGCTGCAAACCACCATGGGCGGCATTCTGGCGTTTGTCGGGCGCGGTGGCACGACCACCGGGCGTGGCGGTGACGTGCTGATCATCGATGATCCGCTGAAAGACCGTCAGGAAGCTGACAGCCCGGTGATCCGGGATGCACTCTGGACGTGGTTCACCCAGGTGATCGCCTCGCGCCTCATGGATGAAAGCGGTCGGATCATGTTGATCCAGACCCGCTGGCACCAGGATGACCTTGTTGGGCGGCTGACCGACCCGATGAACACGTTTTACGACGAAGAAGAGGCCAAAGAGTGGCACATCATCGATCTTCCGGCACTCGCCATGGCTGGCGCGGACGATGCGATCGGGCGTGAGGATGGGGATGCGCTCTGGCCGGGCCGTTTCGGGCGTAATTTCCTCTTAGGGCTGCAACGCCGTGACAGCCGTGGCTTCTCGGCACTCTACCAGGGCCGTCCAAGCCCGGCTTCCGGCACGTTTTTCAGCGTCAAATGGCTGCACACCTACCGCCCGGCGGAATTGCCTGGAAATCTGCGCTGTTACGGGGCGTCAGACCATGCCGTGAGCCTCAAGCAATACGCCGATAAGACGTGCCTGATGGTGGTTGGGCTGGATATGGATGAAAACATCTGGGTTTTGCCCGATCTGGTGTGGCGCACCATGACTGCGGAGCAGACCACCGAGGCGATGCTCCGCATGATGAAGGCGCATAAACCCCTCTTCTGGTGGGCGGAGCGCTCGCACATCTCCAAATCGATCGGACCGTTCCTACGGAAACGTATGCTGGAGACGCACACGTTTTGTTCGCTGATCGAGATGCAGCCCATAGCCGACAAGCAGACCCGCGCGCAGAGTATTCAGGGCCGTATGTCCATGGACAAGGTGCGTTTCCCGGAACGGGCCTCCTGGTGGCCGGCGGCGCGCGATCAGATGCTGAAATTTCCCCACGACGCGCATGACGATTTCGTGGACACGCTCGCATACGTGGGTTTGGGGCTGACCCTTCAGGTCGGCGCCGCCACGCCCAAAGCGCGCCCACGAGACAACACCGAAGGCACGTTTGGCTGGCTCAAGGAGCAGCGGGACAAGGCTGAGCGCGCGGTGAAAGTGGGCTTCGCCACGGGGGGATGGTAATTCGTGAGCGATTTTGTCCCGACCCTTGGCGTTGTCCCGCCTGACACTGATCCTTCGGTCAGTGTCAATACACCGGGCTTGTCCTCAACCCAGAAATTCATTCAGCGCGACCCGCCGCAGCCGCCTGATCCGCGGCGCAAACTGGTCAACCGCTGGACCAGCAAGGTTCGCCGCGCCAAGGCGTTCTGGAAGCCTACGTTTAGGCGCATGCGCGAAAACATGGAGTTCGTCGAAGGCCGGCAGTGGTCGAACATGCCGCGCAATGACGAGCACACGCGTGATGATCGTTACGTTGCGAACATATGTCTGCGGCATGTGCTTCAGCGCACGGCGGAGCTTTACCCGAACAACCCGAAGATGCGGGCCAAGCGCGCGCCCAAGCTTCTGGCGACCACCTGGGACGGCACGCTGGCTTCGCTGCAACAGGCCGAACAGGGCATCGCCATGGCGGCGCAGTCGGGGTTGCCGCCGATGCTGGCTGATCCGCAGGGGGCGGCGGTGTTGCGTGACGCGATGATGATCAAGCAGTTTGACGACCTCATGTCCCGGATCGGAGACACGCTGGAAATTCTTTACGATTACAACATTCGGGCGCAGACGCATCCGTTCAAAACCTGCATGAAGATGACCGTGCGGCGTGCGATCATCACCAGTGTGGGCTACGTTAAGATCGGGTTTCAGCGTGCCATGCGCCTCTCGCCCGAGATCGAACAGCGCATCGCTGACATGAGCGAGCGTTTGGCGAACATCGAACGTCTCGCGGCGGACTTGGCTGATGATGAAATCCAGAAGGACAGCGCCGACGCGGAGGAATTGCGTCTGGCGATCCAAAGCCTGACCGCCGAGGGTCAGCTCGTCGTGCGTGAGGGGCTGACGTTTGATTACCCTGACAGCACGGCGATCATCCCTGACCCGCATTGCCGCAGCCTGCGTGGCTTTCTGGGCGCGGACTGGGTGGCACAGGAGTACCTGCTCACCCCGGACGAAATCGAGGAAATCTACATGATCGACGTGGGCAGTTCGTATACTGCCTATGACGAGAACGGTAATTCCACCGGTTACGAACCCACTATCACCGACCATTTCCAACCCAACCCGAACCGGGCTGGATACGATGATTATGTTGATCCCTACCGCGCGGCGGTGTGGGAAATTTACTCGCGTAAAGACGGTTCGGTCTACATCGTGTGTGATGGCTATCCGGATTTTCTCCAGGAACCCACCCCACCGCCGGCTGAGATCGGCCGGTTCTGGCCCTGGTTCGCCTTTGTCCTGAATGAAGGCTACGACGAGCGGCGCACCTATCCGCAGTCCGATATCGACCTGATGCGAGACATGCAGTTGGAGCTGAACCGCGCCCGACAGGGCCTACGCGAACATCGCCGCGCCAATCGGCCCAAGACCGCCGTCGCGTCGGGTATTCTCGAAGAACAGGATTTGGAGAAACTCCGCACTCATCCGGCGAACGCGCTCTTGGAACTCAATGCCTTGGCGCCGGGACAAAAGATCGATGATGTGCTCCAGGTGGTGAAGATGCCGCCGATCGATCCGGCGGTCTATGACACCGCGCCGGTGTTTGAGGATGTACTGCGCGTGCTGGGATCGGATCAGGCGGACCAAGGCACCACGTCTGGTGCCACCGCGACTGAGGTGAGTGTCGCGGAGTTCTCTCAGAACACCGACACCACGTCGATTATCGATGACATGAACGACATGCTTTCGGAGATGGCGCAGGGGGCGAGTGAAATCCTCATCCTCAACGTGGCGCCCGAGACCGTGCAGCAGATCGTCGGCCCCGGCGCGGTGTGGCCACAATTGGACAAGCAGACCGTCGCGAATAACGTCTATCTGGAGGTAGACGCCGGCGCCAACGGGCCGCCCAATCGTCAGCAGGACGTGCAGATGCTGACGCAGTTGGTGCCTCTACTCCAACGCATCCCTGGCATTTCGCCCGAATGGCTGGCGCGGCAGCTGATCCGCCGCATGGGTGACGATATCGACCTCAGTGAGGCGTTCACACAGGGCCTCCCAAGCATGGAGGCGCTGAACCAGTTGATGGGTCAGCCCGCGGCGCCGCCGGGCGCTGCACCCGGTCCCGGCGGGCCGGAAGGGGCAGGGAAGGGACCTCCCCGCCCCGGCGATCCAGGGCAGGACCCCAACGCCCAAGGACCCGCGGGCCTGACCAATTCCATCCAGGCACCGTGGACCCAGGGGGCGCTGGGGCCGCGCGTGCCGCCGTTGCAGGTTTACGGCGCCAACGGCAACCGCCCCGGCATGGGCGGAGCGATGCCGCGTGGTGCCATGTCCAATCCGGGAATGCCGACACCGTGAGAGGGGCGCAGGCATGTTCGATGGCAGTCACTTTCATCTGGAACCAGACCCAGAGGATATTCAGCCGATCCCGGAGGTTACGCCGACGATGTTGGACGCGGTGTATCTGGTCATGGTGCTGAGCGGCATGATGATCGCGTTTACGGGACTGTTCGTCATCGCGCTGGCAGCGCTGGGAAAGGAATGATCCATGTCGATCTTGACGGTTGGCCCTGATGGGATGTTTCCGACGATCGGACAGGCGATCGCGCAGTCTGGCGACGGTGATGTGATCCGTGTCACGGGCGGCACGTATACTGATGACGTGTGCCAGATTTTCCGCAACGTCACGCTTCAGGCGGTCGGTTCGCGGGTGGTGATGAACTGCACAAAGAACATCAGTAATCGCAAAGGCATCTTTATCGTGGGTGGCACCAACGCCGCGCCCGCGGTGCGCATTGACGGGTTTGATTTTGTCAATGCGAAAGTAAGCAACGCGGACGGTGGCAATGGCGCTGGCATACGCTTCCAGAATGGGTCTTTGTCTCTGACCAATTGCTGGTTCCGTGGGTGTCAGAACGGCATTCTCGCAACGCCCATTTACAAGGGCACGGGTGCCATCTCGATCGACCGCACTGAATTTGGTGGCTGTGGATCAGGCACCGGCCAGACGCATAATTGTTACGTCGGTTACATCGACACGCTGAATTTCACCAACAGTTATTCACATGACTGCAAGGTTGGGCATCTTCTGAAGACGCGTGCCAACTCCAACACCATCGCCAGCAGTCGGCTCTATGATAACACCTCAAACGCGTCTTACGAGCTTGACGTGCCGAACGGGGGCAATCTCAGCGTCACCAATTGTGTGATCCAGCAGGGCGCTAATTCGCAGAACGGGAATATCATGACGTATGCCGTGGGCGCGGCGCAGTTTGGCTTATCTCCGGGCCGCGCGGCGACGATCGCTAACAACACGATCGTTAATGATAAAACCACGTCGTTCCCGCAAATGCTCTTAAATCAGGCGCCCTTCGCGGTGAACATCCAGGGCAACGCGCTCTGGCAGGTTCCCCTGACTAAGCTCTGCAAAGGGCCTTACGTTGCATCCGGCAACACAGTTCTGGATGCGCGGCCAACGCTTGATACCAAGCATCCGTTTCTGACTAAATTCCCGAAAACTACTGAGGAAGAAGATGCGGCAATGGAAGTTGCGCCGGAAGAGGAAGATTTCGACGTGATCGAAGCCTTCGACGTGAACGAGTTCTCTGAAATAGAAGAGGAATAACCAAATGCCAGCAGTTCCGATCCAGGTTGATGGCGTTTTGTATGATTTGCTCAACAAAACGACGCAAAGGGTCGTTTTGCAGGGTCAAGCGAGCATTTCTGGTTTGGAGGTCGGCGGGGGGCCGATTTTTCCGCCGGAGCAACCGCCCGCGGGCGGAAAACCACCAATCCCGGTTCATCCAATTTGGGGGCCGCCGGGGTTTAATCCGCCAGGGGCGGGCATGCCTCCGGGGATTTGGGGTGGACCTGTCGTGCCGCCAGATGCAGGTCCCCCCGGTGGCGGTGCGCCGCCACCCGATGGCGGAGACAAGCCCCCGCCGACCGATCATGGTGGCTGGGGGTTCGTCGCTGAATGGTCGCGCTGGGGGTATTTCCCCGGTCCGACCGAGCTGGCGCCGAAAGGTTGACCCTGGTTTGTTGTCTTACCGTCCTGTAAGCTACTACAGGACAAGACAAGGACACGAACCATGCGTAATCGAGCTGTTTTCGCCGTGGCGGCGGGTCTGCTCGCCACGGCGATCTTGGGTTTGGGCGGGGCGTTGCACCTAGCCCATGCCGCAAACCTCGCCGTATTCGGCCAGACCAGTCACAGCAACACGCTGGTGGCGACCACCAACGGAGCAAACACCCAGACCACACTCACGATCGACAATGCCGCGATCGATATCAGCCAGCTCATCTCAGGCGCGCCGCCGGTGACCACGTTCTTCGATCTGCACGCGACCTCCAACGACGCCGCGGTGCCGTTCCTGGGCGCGGTCATCCAGCACTACGATGGCTCGTTTTGTCTGACCTCCGCGATCAACTGCGGTGGGGTCAATGTACTCTCCGGGCAGTTCTCGGATGCTGCCTTCGGGGCGATCGGGGGGCCTGGGCTGGTCATCAACGTGAACAACCCACCGGACACGCTGACCCTGACCTCGGATATTATCCCGGCAACCGACCTCGCGGCGCCTAATGCGCTAAGCCTGGGGTTCACCAACATTCCTGATCCGGGACTGCATATCGTGGGCACGACGATCGCACCCCTGACCGCTTCTTTTGCCGGCACCGTGTCGGCACAGACGGTGCCTGTGTCGGAGCCGGGCAGCCTTGCCGTGTTCGGCGGTGCACTCGTGTTGATGGCAGGGGTCTTGCGTCTGCCGCGCCGGCGGTTGTAAGGTTTTCTCCCCTAACATCTACGATCTGTTGTGATCTCCCGGCCGAAAGGCCGGGATTTTTTGTCAGTGTCTTGTCCTGCGAGGCTGGACAAAACCCACAACACCGCGCGATAACCCGTTCCTGGTAGCAACCAGTGCAGCGGTGAGCCTGGAAATGTCCGGGTCCGAGACCCAGACCCCGACAAACGATACCACCGACGCCGGGCCTGCGCCCGGCGTTGAAACCCCGGCTGCGCCGGCCACTGGCGCACCGGACAGCTCCAGCGACAGTTCGACCCCGCCCTCGTCAGGCAGCGACAGTTCAGCTTCGCCCTCGTCAGGCGACAGCCGCCAGTCCGACCGTGACGAATTACTTGCCGCAATTCGTAAGGTTGTCCCGACTTCCCCGGAAGCGCCGTTTGTCCCCTCGGATCAAACATCCGACGCGGACAAGGCTCCTGCCACGGGTCAGGACAAGGACAAGGCCGCGGCTCCAGGCACGTCGGAGACCCAAACTCCCGCCGAACCTTCCCCTTCCCAAACCTCCACCACTTCCACCGAGCTACTCCCTGATCCGACCGAAGCTGATCTGCGCAAGCTGCGTCCCGAGACACGGCGCCGTGTCGAACAGCTTTTGTCCCAGCGCAATGACGCACGCCGCGCCCTGGAACAAGTTCAGCCCGAGCTGAACCAACACCGTCAGCTGCAAGGCTACCTACAATCCAACCAGCTGGCACCGGACGACGTGAACATCACGTTGGGCCTCCTATCGGTGCTCCGGCGCGGCGATTACCAGGGCTTCCTGACCGGCGTCATGCCCTACGTCATGGCGGCACAGGAAGCCGTGGGACAACGCGTCGCGCCCGATCTGCAAAAGCAGGTTGACGACGGGCTGGTGAGCGAAGAGGCGGCGCGTGAACTGACACGCACTCGCCACCGCGCGACCCAGGCTGAAGCCCGCCTGCAAGAGCAGTCACGCGCGGCGGCAGCGGCGCAACAGGATCGGTCGGTGATGGCGATCCGCCAAGCGGTGGACAGCTGGGAAGCGAATGTTCGCAGCCGGGACCCCGACTACGCCTACAAGGCGGATGCTGTGCGTCGCTTCTCTCAGGCGCTGCTTCAGGAAAGGGGGATACCCCAGACCGCGGAGCAGGCGGTGGCCCTGACCCAGGCGGCCTATGACGAAGCGTCACGCGTGCTGGCACGCATGCGGCCTCAGCCGCAGCCAACTCGCCCGACCCCGTCCGGCATCCATGTTGCAGCCGTTAACGGGGCCGCCGCGGCTGAACCACGCAGCATGAGGGAAGCCGTGCTTCTCGCCTTGCAGCACACACGCGCGCGGGCCTCGTGATGACGAGGTCTCACAACAATGGCGTTCACACCAGGGGAACTGACCAATATCTCCAATGCCGCGCTTGATTACTACTACAACCGCGGTAACACGTTCAAACAGTCGATCCAGGCGAAACCGCTTTTGCGCTTCATGGAAAGCAGCGCAAAGTCTTTCCCCGGCGGCAAGGGCAACATCTCGTTGGCGGTCAAAGGCACCTATGGCGCTGGCGGCGTCAACGACCACGTGGTCGGCTACACGCACAACGACACGGTCAATTTCTACACTCCGGCGAACATCCTTCGGGTGAATTATCCGTGGCGCGAGCATCACATGGGTATCACGCTGACCCATACCGAACTGAAGATCGACGGTATCAGCGTGACCGATGAGCAGGGTGATGGAAGCTCGCTTTCCAACCACTCTGACCGCGAGGTCACCGTGTTGGTGAACCTCTTGCAGGACAAGCTGGAGGACTTTGGCGAGCAATACGCGCGCTCCATGAACGCGCTGTTCTGGGGCGACGGGACCGCCGATCCCAAGGCGCTTGCGGGTATTCAGTCGATCATCGCGGACGTGCCCAACGCGGGCAATCTGGGTGGCCTGTCACGGGCCTCGAACACGTGGTGGCGCAACCGCGCGGCGACCACGGCCTACGGTGCGGCCGGGGGGCGGGGACCGGTCACATCGGCCACCGACAATGGCGGCGCGCTGATCCAGTTCCTGCAACAGGAATATCGTCAGCTGATCCGCTATGGCGGCCGTCCGACCAAGTGTCTTGCGGGATCGGATTTCATCTCCGCGATGGAAACCGAGTTCCGTGCCAATGGCAACTACACCATGACCGGCTTCACCGGCACCCAGGACGCCGCGATGGGGCAGCTCAAGTTCATGAACACGACCATCGAATATGATCCGACGCTGGATGATCTGGGCTTCAACAAACGCGCCTACTGGTGGGACCCGCGGCATATCTATCTTATGAAACAGGACGGCGAGTGGGATCACCGCTTTACGCCAGCCCGGCCTTACAACCAGTTCGTTATGTATAAGTCTATGACCCACACAGGTCAGCTGGTTGCGCAACAGGTGAACTCGGCCCTCGTGGTGCAGATCGCCTGATGCGTAGCGCGCGGCGGATTGGCTCTGGCACCGGCGCTTTTGTGTCCCTCGTCGGAGGTGCCCGATCCGCCGCGCGTGTTTATCGAAAGGGGTTTGTCTGATGCAATTACTGCGCTGCATGGTCGCTCTCGCCGGTGATCAGGGCAATGTCGTTAACCGCCATCGTGGGCGGCCGATCGTGTTTCCGGAACTGCCGGTGCTGCAATACCTGCACGGTGAGGACGCGATTACCGACATTGCCGTGGTCGGCGAGTGTGATATGGGCAATGACGAAGCCCTGATCCGGCTTCAGACTATTTACGGCAAGGAAGCCGTGGAGAAGGTCTACCCAGGCAACCGTCCGCGGCTGCCGCAGAGTGACCGTTCGATCCCGATCTGCACGCGTCCGGTTTACGTGCCACGTCCGGCGCGGCCGGAAAGCCCTGATCCGATCTTGCGGCCTCTGGATGCGTTCGCGCAGGCGAAGAACACCAGGTTTGCTCCGGAGCCGGAACCTGAGGACGAGCCGACGCCTGAGGAAATCGCGGCGCATACCCAGGACCAGGACAACGATCAGGACAACGACGACCTGGCCCTCCAACAGCTTCCTGAGGGGGTGCGCGACGTTGTCCGGAGCCGTCCGAACGTGCGTGTCGAGGACCAGCCCGTCACGCGCGCTGGCTTCCGGGGCGCAGCACGACAGGCGCGGCGCACGTCGGAACACCTCCCCGATGTGTCCGGCGCACGTGAGCGCCGGCCGGAAGAGCCTGATCGCGATACGCCGCGGGGGTGATCCTTTCATGGCTAAGCAGCTACGCGACATGCTGACCGATCTCAGGGCGGAGCTAGGCCACTCCACCAATATCGCGCACGGGATCAACGACCGTGACACGCTGATCTACTATCTCAACCGCACACAGCTTGATCTTTACCGTGATTTTGATTGGCCGCAGTTGATCATCGATCGGGATGTGAGCGTCGCCAACGGGCAGAGATATTACCCCTATCCCACTGATCTCGCGTTTGAGGACATCGAACATATCTGGGTGCTGATTAATACCGTCTATAACGAGTTGGGCTACGGCATTGGCCCTTACGAGATGATCCTGTGGAACAGCGATAACGGGTTCACCTCGTGGCCGACGCAAAAGTGGATGCACCATCCGGATGATAACACGTTTGAGCTGTGGCCGGTGCCGGACGCTAATGCGGAGAACGCCAACGCCCTTGTCCGTTTGCGTGGGACAAAGACAGTCAAGCCGCTCATCAATGACAGTGATCTCTCGACATTACCTGACAACCTGATCGTGCTCTATTCAGCGGTGGAAATCCTCCAGCGCGACAGCGCCAAGGATGCACCCTTAAAACTCAACAAAGCCAACGAGGCGATGCGGCGTTATCGTGTGAGACAAGGTTCACACAAACGCAACTATCCCTTCGGTATCGGTTCGGGCGGTGGTGACGCGCAGTCGCGTCCGTCGCGTCAGCCTACGTTGGGCCTGGACTACATCCCGCCCGGTTACGGCTCCGGGCCAAGCCACGTGCCATGATGCATGGCAAAAGTCTTTTCCATCACCGATTTCAAGCTGGGGCTGGATACCCGTAAATCCCCGCTCACCGCGCCCGGCGGCACGCTGCGTATTCTCGAAAACGCTGTGCTCAATCAGGGCGGCGAAATTGAAAAACGGCAGGCGTTTGTCATGATGACGACGCTCAACCCGGCCTATCTTGCGGTGTTCGGGCAGGGTTCATCGCTTCATGCGTTCGCTGTAGGCTCTACACCCGCGATCGCGCCGGGGGCAACGCCGGTGCCGATCGTAGCGCATAACCTTGCTTATCCCGGTGAAACCGTTACCCAGATCATCGACATCGAAGCGTTCGATGACAAGTTCTTTGTCACCGGGCAGGGAGTCAGCGGGCAAACTTACGTCTGGTATGATAACATCCTGGTTCACGAGGTCGGGGGCGCGCTCTCCCATGGCACCTACTCGCGCACCTACAAAACCAAGATGTATCGCATCGATGGGCAGTATCTGCGCTTTTCCGGTGTCAACGACCCGGCGCAGAACGATCCCAGCTCCGCTACCGAACCCGGCGCCGGGTTCATCAACGCCGCGGTCAATGATCCTGATGGCGAGTTGCTTCAGGGCATGGAGGTCTATTACGGCCAGATGGCGGTGTTCGCGAGATTACAAACGCAAATCTGGAACCTCGACCCGGACCCGACCAAGGATGAACTCGCGCAGGTGCTGAGGATCGGTACCATCGCGCCGCACAGTATCGTGCAGTTCGGCACGGGGGATGTGTTATTCCTCTCCGATAGTGGCGTGCGCAGCCTGAAAGCGCTTTATGTCAATCTCGCGGCGAGTGTGTCCGACGTGGGTTCAGCGATCGATCTCTCGCTGATCCCGGTCATGCGGTCGGACATCAACGGCGCCAAGGCGGCACGGGCAACCGTGCAGCCGATCCAGGGTCGGTATTGGTTGTATCTGAGTGGCTCGATCTATGTGTTGAGCTATTTCCCGGCAGGTAATATCACGGCGTGGAGTGTGTTTCTGCCCGGCTTTCCGGTGCGCAACTTTGCCATCGTCGAAAACCGTGTGTTCGCTTACGCCGAAGACAATACGCTCTACCTCTACGGCGGGGTTGACCAGAACACCTATGACAGTTCACGCGTGCGGGTGCGCACGCCGCACCATACCGCTGACAGCCCGACCCAAAACAAGCGCATCCAGTCGATCGATGTGATGTGTCAGGGCGCGTGGTCGCTGAGCGTGGGGATGCTGCCCAATAACACCGAAGCGTTCGAGCTGGTGGCGAATATCCAGGACAACACCTATGGGCTGATGAGCATACCCTTTGCCGGATACGGCACGCATTTCGCCGCGCATCTTGAACATCAAGCCCCCGGCCCGGCGCTCTTGGCGGCGTTGCATTTCAACCTGCAAGAGGGCTGGGTGAAATGAGCCGTGTCAGCCCTGTGGGCGAGCATCCAGTCACCCGTGACGCGGTGGCGTATATCGTGAAACATCTCCGTCAACGCGATCGCCGCGAGGTGTTCGCGCTGCGCTGGAACGATGATCCGGATAGCCTGATCGATGACGTGATGGCGGTCGCCGGGGCGATGTGGCGATGCTGGACCTATGAGGACGAGCCGGTTTCGATCGGCGGGGTGATCCCATTACGGCCGGGCGTGGTTAACACCGGCGCGCTGGGCACGGACAAATGGCGCACCGTGATGCGGCCCATGCTGCGCTGGGCACACACCTACGCGCTGCCGGCGCTGAGACTGGGCAAGTATCACCGTGGCGAGGCGCCGTGTCTGGCGAACGCCGTGGACGGTGGCAACTTCATCGCGCTTTTAGGCGGCGCACCGGAAGCCTATCTGCACGGTTACGGACGCAACGGTGAGGATTTCATCCTCTATGCATGGAGGCTGAACGATGGGGTTCTTCGGCGGCGGACACGCTTCTTCCGGCCCTCCGCAACAGATTTACCGCACCTCGGATGGCCGGCAGGTGTTGGGCGATGTGGGCCTGCCACAGGACGCGATCGACAAGGGATACACCTCGCAGACCGCGTATCAGGGCTATGTCTCACAGCAGACCAGTCAGCAGCAAATCCAGGCGCAGAGGGATATCGCCAACCAGCAGGAGGCTGCCAACCAAGCACAGCTTAAAGCGCAACAGGATTTACAGGATCAGCAGGCCGCGGCGGCCAAGGCACAGGCCGAGCGGCAAAGCACGTATGACACCGGCCGCGCACAGGCGTTGTCCCAGGGCACGCAAGCGGTGAACGCCGCGTTTGCCAATTTCACGCCGGATTATTTCAAGAATTACGTTTCCGATTACATGGGTCAGGTCGCGGATCAGGTTAACTACCAGAAGGCACAGGCCACCAAGGACATGCTCTTTGGTCTGGCGCGACAGGGTATCTCCGACAGTCAGGCGAAAGCCACGCAGACGGGGCTAATCGAAGAGACCGCGGGGCGCACCACCGCGGAACAGACCGCGCAGGCACAGCAAGCCGCGGCAAACCTTCAAGCCAACGTCGCCGGGGCGAAGCAAAATCTGATGAACCAGATTACTAATACCTCAAGCCTAGGCTCGCCCATTGCAGCCTCCGACATGCCGGGTGTAAACCAAGCATTACAAACGCAACAACAGGCAATTTCTGGAATACAATCAAACGCCGGCGATGTGGTGGCGTCACTCAACGCCGTGCCAAGCGTGCCGACGTTGTCGAATATTTTCAGCGGTCTGCTCACCAATGTCGGGAGCTATCTGGGCGGAGCACAAGCCAATTTCGCCAATCAATACCGCAATCAGGTTTTGGGGTTGCAGGGGACAAGCCCGTCCCCCGGCGGTTCAACGAGCCTTAGGACAACCAATTGAAATGCCCTTCCTTGCAGCCCTCCCGCCCGCCGCCATTGCCGCCGCGTCTGCCGCCGCGTCTGCCGCGGCGACATTGGGGGGCGCCGCCATGTCCAATGCAGCGCAGAGCCGAGCTGCGGACGCGGTGGCACAGCAGAATTATCAGACCCAGCTGGCGCAGAACCAGGGCTTCCTGTCCCGCATGCAGGCGACCCAGGCGCAGACCGCGGCGCAGTCCCAGGTCGAACAGCAGGCGATCGCGGATCGCAGCAACGCCGCGCTGGCGATGCGCCAACAGCAGTCCAACGCGATGAACCAGCAACAGCAGGTCATCAACGCTGAAAACCAACAGATGGAGGCGATCCGCCAGCAAGGTGACGTGCAGGGACAAACCCTTGCCGCGGCGACCACGGCGGATCAGCTTGCCACGGCACAGGCGCAGTCCCGTGCCCAAGCCGCCGCCGCGCTGGCATCCTCGGGTGTCATGCCGCAGGGGCCGGGACCGACCGATCCGGGCGGCACTGGCGACCCGGCGACCAATACCGCCGTCGCGCGACGCCTTGCTGAGGCGGCGACCAATATTCGTGACTATGGCTCGAAGATCGGCGCGGTGCAGGCGTATCAAGCACCGCTCACGGGCGTGAACACGGCGATTGCGGCAGCCAAAACCGGGATCATGCCGGCGGTCACGGCGCAGCAACTCTTGGCATCGGGCAATCAAACCCGGTTGCTTCCCTCCCAGGTTGCCTACACCAACGCCGCTAATACGGGACAAGCCACCGACGCGCTGCTGCAGGCGCGCGAACAGGCGGGTCTGGGTATCGCGGGGTTGGACTACGGCAACCAGTCCACGCTCGCCAATCTTACGCAGGCGGACACAACCACGCTCGCGGCGAACCGGGCGGCACAAGAAAAGGTCAACGCGACGGCACAGCAACAGATCGCCGGGATTATTTCGGGGATCGGAAACCTAGGTCTTTACGGTGTCGGCTACAAATTCGGCGGCCCGAGTTTCCTGAACCCCTACAGCACTGGAACATCGCCCAATTTTCCTGGCCCCTCTCCATAGGTGACGTAAATGGTTCCGTTCAATACGGGTAATGCGCAGTGGGATCAGGGCCTTGGCACGCTTGGCAACGCGCTGTTTCCTGATCCAAGCCGGATCGCGCAGGCGGGATATTATGGCGCTGAGCAGCGCAAAGCGCTGGCTGAGACCGAGCGCATGGGCGCTCAGCAGGCAGCGACGAACGCGTATCTGAGCAGAATGCCGGGTAGCGGCATACCGACCCAGCCGTTGGTGTTCGCGCCCTCGGCGTTGGCGGGGATGCCGCCGCACCTGGTGAACCCCAGCCTGCCAATGGCTGGACAAGGACAAGGACAAGCGCCACCACTCCCGACCGCGACGCTGGCTGATACGATCACCACCCAAGGTTCAAGCGCCACACCACCGCCCGCGTCTTCCCCGGCGCCGAACTCGGGGGCGCCTGTGGCGCCCAACACCACCGCCAGCAACGGCACGGTGCCGGTGAATGACCAGGGATCAGGCCCGATCCATCCAGGCACGTTCACGACCTCAGATGGCGGGACGAAAATGTCCGGCCCTGCCGCGGCGGATGGCAGCCCCAAACCCTTCGACGTGGGCACGCTCATGGCGCTGGCCGTAGCATCTGGCGCCACCGCGGAACAGGCGCATGCGTTGGTTGAGGGCTACATCGCAGACGCGTTCAACAAACACCTCATCGATCGATCGACCATGGTCGATCTGGACGCGCAGCTGGGACAAGGGAAGTTTCTGTCTTCTGCGACCACGCTCGAACAACAGCGGCTCGCCAATGCGGGGCAGCTTGCGGTTACGCAGACCACGCAGGCCGGAGAGACCGCACGCAAGGGCATGGAACTGCAAAACGTCACCGATGCGCAGGGCAACCCAATAACCATTCCGCTCAGTCAGGCTGTCACTACATCCGGTTTGCATCCATACACGCCGGCGCTCACGCAAGAAGCGATGCAACAGCAAGGGCTGAAAGAGCGTCTCGGTATGACGCAAGTCAGCGCTGTTGATGCAAAGGGCAACCCTGTTTCTATCACACTGGATGAGTTCAACAAAGGCAAAGGTTACAAGCCATACGACGCTTCTACCGATAAGATGCTGAACGAGCCAATTGAGGTTTACGTGCATGATGCGCAGGGCAATCGCACCATACAAACGCGCAGAGCGCCTTTAAGAGATGTCTACAGTCAAAATCTCGATCCGACCCCGGCGGGCACGGATGCATTGAACGGGGTCATTCGTGGCGCTATTGCTGGGGGCGCTCCGGTTACGCCTCCAATCGTGCAAGCTTATACCGCGACAACACCTGTCGGGGCACAGACGCCGGGGGACCAAGCGGCTGAGCTTTCAGCACAGAACCGTGTGCTTAATGACCGCTACGCACCCACGCCGGCGGTTGGAGGACGTAAAGAACCGGTCGTGCTTGGTGGAGATATCAATGCCGACTATCAAAGTTTGGCGCATCAATACTGGCAGTATGGTAGCCCGCAGCGTCCTGAGGTTAAAGGCAGCTACATTCTGGCGTCACAGGCCGCATTCGATGACATGGTGGCGCAAGGGCAACTACCGGCAAACATCAATCGCGGCAGCCTCGCCCCTGAAGAAATTGGTAATTGGATTTGGAACAAACAAGTTGTTAACGTCAATGGACAGGACGTTATTCAGATCACTCGTGCACCCGGTAAGGGTCCGATCCGCCCTCCAGCGAGACCAAATTTATCTTCGACCGTCGCGCCTAAATCGCTTGGCCCGGCACCGACCGATCCGGCAACCGGGAAGATCACGGCAGATAATAAGTTCGTGCGTGACAACCAGACCGGAAGAACTCTCGTTGTCCGTGGCGGCCAACTCTATGAGACAGGAAGATAACCGATGCCCTACGTCCCAACGCCCACTGATATCGATGCGCTGATCACGCAGGCGGAGCATACCTATAATCTCCAACCGGGCGTGCTGCGCGCGCTCTTAATGCGTGAAAGCAGTCTTAATCCGAACGCGACAGGACCCGGCGGCGAGTTGGGTATCGGTCAGTTCATGCCGGGCACCGCGGCGGCGTTCGGGATCGATCCGCGTGATCCGACTCAGGCGATCCCGGCCGCGGGTTTGTTTTTGCGCCAAAACCTGAACCGTTTCAGTGGTGATTACGACAAGGCGGTGGCTGGGTATAATTGGGGTCCCGGCAACGTCGCGAAATTCGGTCTCGCCAATATGCCGGCCTCCACACGCGCCTATGTCGGGCAAATCCTCCATGGTGGTAGTGGTGCGGGCGGTGGGGGTGGTTCTGGCCGTGGCGCCATCGCGAACACACCGCTCGTCCCGGCGACCGTGCCACCGCCGCCCGCGTCCGCACCGCAACCCGCGCCCGATCCAGCAACCGTGCCGCCGGGACCGAACGGGGTGCCGTTTGTGCCGCCGCCGTTTCCTGAAGCAATGAATTTTGGCGGTGGAAGCTCGCTTGCGGACGTGTTCATGCAGGCGGCGAAGAACGTCCAAAGCGGCAACCCGCAGCGCAACCAGTTTATGTTTGGGTAAAAACCTATGCCCCCGCCGCCGCCGCTGGACGGAGACACCGCACGGTATACGGTCCTTCCGGATCAGCCGCCGGCGGGACAAGGACAAACCCAGGAACGGTTTACGGTCCTTCCGGATCAACCACAAACAGGTCAGAGACAAGGACCAAACCAGGAACGATTTACGGTCCTTCCGGATCAGCCTTCAGTTTCTCCGGTTTCTCCAGTTTCTCCAGTTTCACCTCCAGCGGACTATCTCACACCAAACCCGGCAACGGGGCTGATTGATCAGCCATCGGATCAACCGGCGCCGATACCCACGCCTACGCCCACACCCGTGCCTGTGGCACCACCAACACCGCCCTCCCTCGCGGCGACTGTTGCGCCGGTCTCGGCTGTGCCACCGCCCCCGGCGATCCAGGCAATCGATCCCAACGCGCCGCCGCCCGAACAGACTTACCTCACGCCGAACCCGGCGACGGGATTACCCGATCAGGGCGTTCCGCCGCGCAGTCTCAGCGACATGGTCAGCCCGCCGGCACAGCGGATCGGCCAAGCGGTGCTAGAACCTTTCACCGAACCGGTTTTGACACCCCATGGGCGTGAAGTCTTTGGCGCTTCCACGCCCTATGTAGAGGCCGCCGGGCATCTGTTGTTGGCGCCGCTGCAAGTGCCTGGGGCGGTCATTCGAGGCGGCCAGCAAGCGCTGATCGAGTTGGGTGCACCGCGCGATATCGCGGCGTTGCCAGAAGCCTTTCCACACGAGGTGCCAGGGGTCGCGCATTATCAGGCGACGGCAGAAGCATTCCGGGAGGCGATGCATGAGGCGGCGAACCGGCCGCCGATTATCACGCCGACGCCGACACCGGAAACACCGCCAGCACCACGTGAGGCGCTTCCGGCGCCAGGGGTGAAACCGGGTGAGGGCGAGACACCAAAACCGCCAGCACCTGAACCGACCCCTCCTGTGCCAATGCCTGAGCCAGTGCCTGAGCCAGTGCCTGGGATAAAGCCTGCACCACCGCCTGAACCGACCCCTCCTGTGCCAGTGCCTCGGCCAGTGTCTGAGCCGACCCCTCCTGCGCCAGTGCCTCGGCCAGTGTCTGAGCCGACCCCTCCTGCGCCAGTGCCTGCGCCAGTGCCTGGGCCAGTGCCTGGGCCAGTGCCTGAACCGACCCCTCCTGCGCCAGTGCCTGGGCCAGTGCCTGGGCCAGTGTCTGGGACAAAGCTTACGCCAGCACCTGAACCGACCCCTCCTGTGCCAGTGCCTGAGCCAGTGCCTGAGCCAGTGCCTGAGCCAGTGCCTGCGCCAGCGCCTGAACCAACCCCTTCTGTGTCAACGCCGCCATCAACGCCCGTGCCTCAGGTCGCCGAGGCTGAAACGTCAATAGTTCAGCAGGCACAACAGGACGCGGCTAACCTCACACAGGAACATCTGGATACCTACCAGCCGGGACAAAACCAGCGTCTCGCCGCGACCGCGAACCAGCCGTTTGTGCAAAGCTGGGCACAGACCCTACCACCGGCGGAACAGGCCAAGGTCATCGATCCGCGCACCAACGTGCTCACACCTGAAGGCCACACACGCCTTGCCAATGCGATGGTCGCACACGCGTATCAGGACCCCGGCTTACTTCGGGACACACTGGAAGCACCCTTTAAGGACGCCCCAGGCGTGCGGCAGATCAGTCAGGGTCTGGTCGATGCCGCGGCGGACTACGCCAACCTGCGCAACCAGATCGACGCGGGGGAGACCGCGCCTGCGCTTGATATCACGCCTAATCTTGCGGAGGCGCTGCGCGCGGTGCATGAGGCGGGCAGCCCGGCAGCCGTGGCGAAAATCCTCACTGCCAGCACGGATATCCATCCAGCCACTGCGCAGATATTGCGCGGGTTCCTGAACTCGAAGCTTACGGGGTGGGCGCCCTCAGCGCGGATCGCGAGAACGCTCTCGAATTACGCTAACCAAGCTTCCAGCGTGGAGGACTTGGGACAAGGACAAGGACAAGTTGAACCGGCGGCGATCCTTCAGGCCGCTCGCACGAACAAAACCGCGTCCGGCGTTACCCTCTTTGGCGCTGCCCCGCTTACATCTGAGACCCAGGCGCAGCTCAGTCAGATCGACGCTCAGATCGATCGGCTTCAAGAGCACGTTCAGACATTGCAATCACAGAGCCGGCTCACACCGGAGAGTTCGTTGCGGTTGCAACAAGCGCAACAGCAACTCTCCAATCGGCTTCAGGCCCGCGCCGAGTTTGAGAAACGCTTTCGGCCGCCGGTGCGACGCACCGGAAAGAAAACGCTGTCTCCGGAATTGGAGGAATTTCATAAGCACCAGATAGGCCGCGGCACGCCCGCTTATACCAGTGCGTTCGCGGATGCCGGGCATGATCCTCGCACTGCGGTGAACAAGCCGATCACTGAACAGATCAAAATCCTGCACGGACAGACCAAGAAAAAGTTTGGTTTCTCAGACATCGAAATCGCATCAGGGCGGCCGCACAAGGAGGTGCGGGACCAACTATTAGACCTCTATCGCGCCGGCCAGGACATCATGAACGCGGCGGGTTATGCGCATGAGGTGTTAAGCCTGCGCGGTAAGCTCCGGCTTGTCCTGGAACGCGCCGATCCCAAGGGAACCAAGTTCGGCGCCTTTGCACCGCTGACCAACACCATCACCGTTCGCGGCCGCGCCAATTCGCTGGGCCATGAGTGGGTGCATGCGCTTGACCGTGATCTCATGACCACGTTCGCGCAACAACCGAACATGGTCGAGCTGTTGTCCCGCTACACCCGCGCGGGAAACATCAACAGCGCATCACCGGTCGGAGCGTGGATGGCGAAAGTCATGAACACGCTCTATTTCGATCAGGCTGATCTCGCATTGAAGCACCAGGATTTAACCAATCGCGCGGCGAAAACCGACGCACAGGGCAATCCCACACCGGATGCGCGACGCGCCCGTGTGCAGCTAGCGAAGCTCGAAGCCGGCGGGACAAAACTCCCGATCCAGCCCACCGGTTACCGCACCGAAGCGCACGCATTTGGCGATCCACGCTATTTCGCTAACCCGCAGGAACTCTTGGCACGCGCCACCGAGGCGTGGCTCGCACGCAAGGTAGAAAACAATGGCGGCGATCCGCGTGGCGTGGTGATGCCGGATGAAGCTTACCTCAACGAGACCAATCGCATTCTGCGTATGCTCTATCCGAAAGATGACGAACGCACGGCGATCTTCGCCGCGCTGCAAGGACTGCATGACGCGATCCGCATGGCCGACCTCTACGGCACGGTCCCTGGCGCGATGGCGCAAGACTATGGCGTGAGTGATCCCAACGGCTGGAACCGCTTGGTGGACAAATCCCAGCCGGGTTTGTCCTTTGCGCGTGGCGCCAGGACAACGATCAACAATCTCCGCAACATGCGCAGCCGCGCCAAGGACATCAAACTCTGGGATGATCGCCGGCCCGATCCCGGTGAATTGCGCTGGCAGAAACGCTACTGGCGGAACTTCGATTATTTCATCAGTTCCAAGCTCGGCCACATGGACCTGATCATCAAGCAAGTCCCCGCCGCGGTGCGGCCATATTACCAGAAAATCCGGGACAAGTTTGGCGCTGATCCCGGATCAGGACGCTACACCGGCGTTGGGATTGAACAGCGCGCACGCCGGCGATCGCGGCTCAGCAACGCCCGGCTCGGGCTGATGTTCAAAGAAAACGAGCTCTTAAAGATGACCCCGGAGCAGAACCGCATGGCGTGGCATGCGCTGACCACCGGCGAAGACACGTTCGAGGGCGAGCCGATCCCGGAAAACATCAAGCGCCTCGTGGGTGTGTCTTCCAACACCATCGCCACCACGAAACAGACCCAGACCGCGGCGCAGAAGCGCGATGTGAGCGGCATCCGTCGCTTACTGGACGAGGAATACGACCGTGCCCGTGAGGCCGGGATCAACATCCAATACGCGCCTTCAGGCTACGCGCCGCGCATGTATGACCATGCCAAGATCGGTGCTAATCCGAACGGGTTCAAAACCCAGGCGACCAAGCTCCACCGGCTGATGTTCGACAAGGACGTGGGCACACCGGGGAGCGATCCGCAAACCATGCTGGATTGGTGGAACAACATGGGACGCGAGAAGGCTAATACGTCACAGGCTTTGCGGGACAACATGGGCCAGCTGAAAGCCAACCTTCAGCGCCAGAAAGACATCACCACCGAACTCAATGACCCCGCGGCGATGCGCACGCCGGCACAGGATGCCGCGTTGCGCAAAGAGCTTCAGGATTTACAGCAAAACGCCAAACAACTCGCGGCCGGCAGTCATGACAAGCTGGGCGACTTCAACGCCGAAATCGCCGCGCGCAATTGGTATACGCGCATCGTCACGGGCAGCCCGGATGATTTCGAGGTGGTGGGACCGTCCGGCAATTACCTCAATCACCGCGTGCTGCCGCCCGAAGCCGACGCGCTGATGTATGACTACATGGTCACCGACCTGAAACAACTGATCCCGCACTACCTCGATGCATCCGCGCGGCGTGTGGCTTACGCTGAGGCGTTCGGCCCCAAGGGCGAAATCCTCGAACAGATCATCCGCGACGCCACTGACGCCGGGGCGCGCGAGCCGGACAACGCGGCGATGCGGGCGCTGGTCCAGGGCATCACCGGCAGGACAAGCGGCGGTGTCGCGGTGCGTGGATTTGGTGCTGCAAGCAATTTCATCCACGCGTTCACATCGATCCCACTTTTGGCACGCACCGGCTGGTCGGTATTGCCCGAGTTCTCGGTAATCGCGGCATCACACGGTGAACCGTGGCTGGCATGGAAGGCGCTGACCGGCACAGTCGCTGATCTGATACGCACCTCTAACGCACTAGAACGCGCCGAGATCGTGGACTTTCTCGCCGTCGTCACCTCCACCATGCACGAGAGCATGCTCGCCGGGCGCATGGGCGCGGATTACAGTGACAGCCTCTGGATGAGTAATTTCATGCATCACTATCACCAAACCACGGGGGTGAACGATCTGACCCGCGCCACGCGTCGCGGCGGGGCAGCGGCCAACGCGTGGTTTCTACAGAAACTCTCACGGGATATCCTCAGCACGGATCAAAGCCGCTGGGCACAGAACCGCAAGGACGACGCACAGAGATTACTTAATGAGATCACCGTCCCGCCGGACAAGCATGAAGAGTTTGCCCGTTACGTATTACAATGGGATTTATTCCCGAAGCTCGAAGCGCTGATGAACGCCAACAATGAGATGGCGACGTTGTATGGCTCGGCGTTGTTTCATCTGGAAGATCGCGCTTCGATGGACCCCTACAAGGGCGACCGCCCGATGCCGGCGGAACATCCCTGGATGCGGCTCGCATTTCAGTTGCGCACTTACAACTACGCGTTCATGCGCAACGTGATCAACTACCAGATGCACAAGATGGGCCATGCCTACTCACGCGCACAGCAACGCGCGATCGCCGGCGGCGCCGGGCGGGCACGCGCGGCGGCCGAGGGGGCATTGGATTTCAGCTTGTCCGCGACCAAGACGTTCTCAGGCTACGCCACGCTCATGGCGGCGACCGCGATCGCCACGATTATTTACGCGATGATCTTCAACCGCGATCAGATCGAGGATCATCACAAGAAAGGCGACCTTGCGGACTATCTGTTCAATCTCTCCTTCCAGCGCGCCGCCCTGGCCGGCACGTTCGATCCGATCCAGCAAATCTACAACGGCCTGAAATACGGCGGCAGCGTCTCCCAGCTGATGAACGGCGCCGGCCTGAGCCAGATGCTTCAGAACGCCGAAAATCTCGCCCTGGGGGTGGCTGACCTGTTCGACCCGTCGCCCACCAACACCCGCCAGTATAACGCCCTGGAGGCGCTCTATAACCTCACCGTGGTACCGGCCGCGGCCTATGCCTCGGTGCTGGTCCGGCACGGGCTGGGTGGTGGCATCGGCTTCTTCGGTGGCACCAGCATGTTGCAGACCCTAACCTCACGCGCCGCGCGTGAGCGGTTCGCGACCTTCGTTGTCGGCCCCAAGGGCACCGAACGACCAACGCTGCCAAGGGCCGGAGCAGGCGGGGATATCTCCGGAGCGGACGAATACACCAAGGCGCTTCAACAGTTCATGCCCGGTGGCGGCGACAAGCCAAAGCCGCAAGGCGGACAAAGCTCGACCGGCGTGGGTGGCATGCTGTTCGGGCTGGGGGATGATATCGCCCCAGCCCTTGCGAACGTCGGCAAATACGCCTGGGAGTTCATCCCCGGCTGGGCCAAGCTCGGCGGACTGATCGCCGGGATCGGTTCCGGCGGTTACGAGTATTGGCAGCACACAGCGTCAACACGCAACGCGCCGCCGAAAAGCAAACCCCCTGATCCCAACGATCCGTTCGGCACCATGACGCCATTCGGTGCCGCGGTTCCGTGAGACAAGGAGAACTCCCCATCGATGCTCACGATCATTCTCGTCGTCCTGGTCATCATGCTCTTACTCGGCGGCGGCTGGGGCTATGGGACCGGATATTATGCCAATGCTCCTTACCCTTATTACGGCGGCATGGGGGTCCTGGTGATCGTCATCGTGTTGGTTCTTTTGTTGTTCAACGGTCGCATCTGGTGATCCCACGCCAGCCCCTTATGGGGCTGATATTGCTGGTCCTTCTCACCGGCTGTGGTGATACCGTGCATGCAGTGTGCTATGCTGCCGCCTGGAATGCGACCATAACGTGTATCCCGATCACGATGCCGGCTGCACGGCAAAATGTGAAGTGAAACGGATTACAGTGAGCAAAATCAATGTGTCGGTGTGCAATTCTCACATGGTGCCGAAATGCGGCACAAGACAAAATCACACTACAAAATATATTGAACGAAAACAGTGAGTTATAGCTGTATTTTAATGTGCTTCGTTTCCTCCGCGAAGAAGCACACCACCAACACAAAACCTACCGCAAGACACAGAAAACACTGGAAACTCTAGGATTGGCGCCTGTGCGATTGTAAGCGTTGTTGGGCGATTTCAGCATTTTGTGAGTGCGTAAACGCGGCACCTGCCGGGCAAAATCACGGTTTTCTGGATCGATCCCGTTTCATGTTGACGTGCAAACCGCGGTCGCCGGGCGAGTGCAGTATGGTGCCGCACTGTGCTGCACTCCTGGTGCCGAAGAGTCCTATCCCTTCTGATAGCGCGCCGTGACCAGTCCGGCAGCGCCCAAGGGCAGGGTCGCCGCCCAACCTGGGGATGTGCTCATGACCCGCGCCATCAAGCGGTAAACCCCCTCGGCCTGATCCTCCGGCACTTCAGCGATCAGCTCATCATGCACGGTCGCAATCAGCGGCACGTGCTCCTGATGGTGCAGGACGATCATCGCCTCAGCCATCACGTCCCGCGCCACAGCCTGGGTGATGTGTCCCACCACCTTGCCGGGCCAGGAACGCATGCGGGACCAGTTGGCGCCATGGCTGCCCATGAAGGTGAACTCATCGTGGCCATTGTCCGGGTTCGGCAGCATCTGGGGATAGCGGAACACCAGATGCCGTGTGCTCGGCAAACGGATCAGAAGCGCACGACGCTGACGGATAAATGTAAGTTTCCCCAGCGACTGCCCGGCACCGGGCGGTGCGTAGGTCATGCGCTGGAGCAACCGTGCGCAGTTCCACCAGAAATCAACGATGCGCTGGTTCGCGTCACGCCATGCGTGGACAAGGTCATCGCACACGGCCAAGGCAAGGCTCAGCCCGTGCGCGGCGGCGGTGGCCTGAAACCGTGCCGCGCCCATGCCGTAGCCACAGGCAAGCGTTAACACCTTGCCCAGCTGACGGTCGTTGGGCAGCCCAACCCGCCGCGCGGTTTCGCTGTAGATGTCCTGACCTGTGTTGAATATCTCCAGTGTCGCGGCGTCGTCGGCCAGCCACGCCAACACGCGCGCTTCGATCTGTTTGTAGTCCATGATGACGAGTTTGTTGCCAGGTGCTGACTGGATGGTGGAGCGCAGACAAGACGCCACCACACCCATGGCGCTGTCCTCAAACAGCTGTTCCAGATCAAGCGTGGTGGCGCCAAAGCGGATCATGTCCAATGCCGCCGGCACGTCGCTGATCGAGCCACGAAAAAGGTTCTGTGGTTGCAATCTCCGTCCGGCCCAACGCCCGGTGCGTGACGCACCATAGTATTGAAAGCACCCCCGCACCCGGTTGTCGCCAGATACCGCGTCCAGGATCGCGTCGAGCTTGGCGGTGGAGGCACGGGACGCATCGCGCCGGCAAATCAACACCTCTCGCCCAGGGCCGTTGCGTGATGGATCAGCCAGCCAGCGCTGAACAGTATCACGGCGCAGATCAGGAAGGTCCCAGCCGATGCCGGCGAACCAGCGCCGGAGCTTGTCCACCTGATTGGGTGAGGTGATCTGCCCGTTGGTCAGACGATTGAGCTTGTCCCGGATATCGCGCACGGCCTGATCGGAGAGTTCATCCAGACGCTGTACCAGGGGCACGTCCACGCGCATGCCCAAAGTGTTCAGCGCGTGGTCCGCCTCGAATAATAACCTCTCACGCGCGGAGAGTTCGGGCAGATGCTTGTCCGCCTCTCGCTCGGCGGCTACGTCCTGTGCGCAGTAATCCATCAAGCGGTGCCAGTGATCCGGCGCAGTCTCGTGCCACCATGTGATCTCGGGTTCGATCGTGCGTGGCCGGGCCATACGCAGCATCAGGTCGCGCGCAGAGGTGTCTTTGGTGATACCCAGCCCGAGTACCTTGCCCAGCATTTCGAGCGAGCCGGGATAACCGGCGACATAGGCGCGCGCCATGGTGCAGGACCATTGGGACAAGGGTATCTCCGGCCAGTCCCATTGTCTGAGTTTGTGCTGGTAGAGGTTCCACTCGAAAAGATAATTATGTGCTACCACGATGGCGCCGGCGGCAATCGCACGGACAAAGTCCGGCGGAGGATCACTGCTCAGCCATGGCGTGACAGGACCATCACCGATTGCGTAGCAAAGCACGGTGATGCGCGTTTCGGGATGCTCAGCATAGGCCGCCGCCCCGGTGCGGCGTAGGTCCAGCACCGACGTGGTCTCCAGGTCAAAGACGATCCGAGGCGGTTTCGTCCCCATTTTATCTACGACCTACGACGCACCCGGCCGATCACTTTATGCTCGACGGTAATTTCGAATAACGTGCCCGGAGCGCAGAGTGAGCGCAAATTTTTCATAACAAGCTCGGCGTCTTCGTGGCTGACACATTGCACGTGTAGATCGCCGGTCTCTGGGTCAATCTCCACGTTCGATATTTCTGCCTTACCGTGTCTCATCTTTACCAACGTAAAAGTAGCGCTCAATCTCACGCACCGTGTGTGGACCACACCCCGGCATACTCAGCCAGAAGACATGAGCGAGGTCCTGGATTTGCGTGGGATCGGACGGATGCCCAAACGCCGGGATCGCTCGCAACAAGATATGCACCGTGCGTGTGCTCAGCTGCGCCGCGGGGAAACCATAGTGTTCTTCTACACGTTCGCGCAGCGACGCCAGCTGACGTTCACGTTGTGCACGCGATCGTTCAGAACGGGATTTCCTCATCTGCGTCCGCCGGGGCTGGATTGTTGGGGTCAATCCACGTGTCGAACTCTTCAAGTGCGCTACGACGACCATCCAGGCGCTCGCCATCGGTGCGGCAGACCTGAAGGTTATTCAGCATGAAACTCACACCCATGTTGCCCGAGGTCTGATAGGCGAAGGGTGAGACCGTGGCGCGCACCGATTGTCCCGGCCAGATATCTTCCGGGACAACGATTTCCTGACGATTGGCGTCCACCAGTCCGGGGCGTTGCTTCGACCAGGGCGCGATATACATGCCACCAGGGATTTGATAGCCCTTGTAAGGCTTTTCTTCGCACTTCCGAAACGGCAGTCGCAACCGACCGACGAAATTCTTGTCCTGGGATTTGCCCGGCCCCCATTTGGCGTCGATCGTCTCGGCCACGGCCCGGCGCAGCGCGGCATACTCGGGCGTCTTCTGTGCCGGCTGATCGAACAGGAGGTTGATCTGGAAGCGCGGCTCCCCACCCGGCGCGGCAGGACGCGGCGTGAACAAGACGGGAAACGACAAAATACCCACAGGGGTGCGCAGACTGGTCATAGTTAAGTTCGCCTTCTCCTAGTTTTCCGAAAAATCAGCCGCGGCGGAGGTTTTGTCCTGTGCCTGCCGCACGAGCTTCACACCCGAGCTTTGGGATTTCACGAACGGCACCAAATGCCGGTCCCAGGTATCCTGGGTCTGGCGATGCCGTTTCAGGGCTTTCTCCATCTGCGCCGGCGACAGAAGCGTCGTGACATGGGTGCGATCGTCCGGCACGCGCAGCATACGCAGCACCTGCTCAACCTCGGTCTCGTCGACCCAACGCCGCAACGGCCGTGTCGGCCCCAGGCCCCAGCCCGTGACCGCCGCGGGGTCGGCTTTGAGTTTCTCGATCGCGTAAGCGCGCACGGCGTCGATCCAGACCTCGGCCAGTTCCGCGGTGATCAGGGCCTCGGCCAGGGTGTCGGGCGTGTCGGGAAGAACGTGATCAGCAAAATCGCGTTTCGCCATCTCCACGGCTTTGGCGCCCAGTGCCGGGCATGCGTGCGCGACGGGACAAAACCGGCAGTGATCCCCCGTCGCCAGGGGCGCGTCAGGCTCGGCGCAGCGCTCCACTGCAGGGACAAGGACATCCTGGGCCCAGATCACCACGTCCAGCATATCCACCGTCCAGGAACGGATTTTGTCCCGGTGCCGGACGTTGGGCTGCACCACGGTGAGTTTGACACTGCGCACCCGTTCGTAGAGGTCCGGACGGGTGCGGCTCAGCTCAGCGAGCGTGCCCGCCGCGTAGTAAAGCAGCTGCGGATTGTCCTCGATTTCGATGACGATGCCCGAGCCATGTTTATAGTCGACCACCTCCAGGTCGCCGGCCTGATCGATCAGCGCCACATCGACGTGGCCGAACAACCTGACCGGCGGTGGTGAAGGGCGCTTCTTGAAATACTCATCCAGCCGCACACGGAGTTCACTCACGAACCAGACCGGGTCCTGCGAGATGATATGCATGAGCGCCACGCCGACGCTCTCGACCATCGCATCATCGATGACCACCGGGTGATCATCCTGGGTGCAAGTCCGGCCCAGCACGTCATCGAACGAGACAAGGCGCCTGGAGATACCGCCTTGAGTGATCGCCTTGCTCAGCGCATGCTCGATCAGCCGGTGCGCGACGGTGCCGGTCGCGGCATATACACTTGCGGGGCGCGGTGGCACGTCACGGGACAAGCGGAAGCTGCCCGGACACGCTAACCAGCGGTGCATTGACGAGCCGCCCAGGAGCGAGTGCGCCGGCAGGAAATCCTCGGTCTCGGCCATGGGATGCTGGTCCTCTCTTACGCGCGGAAGCCCACCCGTTCAGCCGCGGCGACGACCAGTTTGTAGAGTTCATAGCCTTGGGCCTCGGACACATCAGGCAGCCGTGTGACCTTCATCACCGTGTAGATCGGCGCCAGAGCGGCGCGGTGGTCCTTCACCATCTTCCGGGCCAGGCTGAGAGCCGCTTCACGTGCTTCACCGGCAGACATGGAGGGTTGTGCAAGGCCGAACTCGCTCAGGTCCTCATCATCGGAGAGGGGATCAGGTTCACCGAGCATATCGTCGGCCTTGTCCTTGTCCTTGTCCCCGCCATTGGCCTTCTGCGCAGTAGCAGTGCTCGCAGACTTCGGCGGCCGACCGCGACCCCGCTTCGCGGGTATCCCAGGCTCAGGTTCAGTCGGTGCAGGTGCTGCGGGTGCTGCGGGTGCTGCGGGTGTAGCCACAGCTTCCGGTGTCACCGTCGCAGTGACCGAACCCTGCTTGTTCATCTCGAAGCTCGCATCGGTGATTTTGAGGTCAATGTCGGTCAGCTTCACACCGTCCTGTTTGAACCTCTCGATCAGACGCCAGTAGTTCTCGAACAAATCTCCAGGCAGGGTGTCACAATTGTAGGTCAAAGTCAGATGCACGTTCGCCATTTAGGTCACGTCTCCGCTTATTTTTGGTTGTTCCCACAGCTGGGCGATATCTTCAGCCTTGCGCCGGAATGTCTGCATGATGCGCTCATCAAGTGTGTCAGGCGCATAAAGAAACGTCGCCAGCACACTGTCTTTTTGTCCCAAGCGATGTGCCCGACCGATCGCCTGGAGGTTTTCACCCGGCACCCAGCTGGGTTCCAGGATCGCCACCTCGGACGCTGCGGTGAGTGTGATCGACGTGCCGCAGGCGAGGATTTGTCCCACGAACACGCGCACGGTCGGGCGGTGTTGAAAGAGATCGATCGCCGCGACGCGACCCTGGGGTGAGGTTTCACCTGTTATGATCACCGGATCGAACGCCCCCAGGGCACGGTGAAGATGGGTAAGAACTGACAGATGCCAACCAAAGATCAGGAGTTTGTTTACACCACAGAACAAGCGCTCGGTGATCCACTCCACCGCCGCACTGACCTTGGCTTCGCCCAATTCACGTCGGAGGGTAGCGATTGGCGCCCCTGCTTCGATCCCGACCCGGCGCAGCCGCGCCAGAAAGTTTTCATCCGTAAGCGCATTCGCTTGCGCTAATATCTGACTTTCCAGTGCCCGCGTTTCGGGCGTCAGCCCGGCGCGTAGGGTGGTTGCATCAGTCAACAGCGCTACGTCGTGGGTGCGGATGGGCGGCAGGTCTTTCAATACTTCGGCTTTGCGCCGGCGTAAGACAACACCCTGAAGCTGACGACGCAGCCAGGGCTGATTTTTAGAACGAATGATCTGGCGACCCCATGACGTGTCGCGGAACTCGGTGACGCGTTCCTCAAATTCGGCCTGTGACATGTCATGCCAGACCGATGTGCCTTGCGTGGTTTTTTTCTGTCGCGTGACCCATGGCCACAGCGTGCGACAAGCATGGTATATTTCCCCGGCGTGATTAGGCGTAGGCGTGGCGGTGAGCAAGAGCACATGCTCAGCGCTCGCCTGGATGCCCTGCTCGGTGCCCCTCCGACCAAACACGCCAAGCGACCGGGCGGAGTTGTTCTTGAGATAGTGCGCTTCATCGCAAATCAGCAGGTCCCAGGATTTCTGGACAAGAACCCTGACCCAGTCGGTGCGAAATCCGGAACCGGACAATGAAATCGCGTCGTAGCCCAGGATCAGGATCAGCTTGTCGCGGTTTAACAGGGTCTGGTCCTTGGGGCTGTTCAGCTGGTTGCCCTCGATCAGGAGAACCCGCCCAGCCCAATCGGGGAACCATTTGGTGATTTCACTGCGCCACACCCGCCGGGCGCCGGCAGGACAAAGCACGAGGATACGATCGGCCTGGAGCAAATCCGCGGCGATCAGGGCTTGGCGTGTTTTGCCCAAGCCCACATCATCGCACAACAAAACACCACGCGACACGCCCGTTTTTAGCTTTTTGTAAATCCACTGCGCACCGTCCACTTGGTAAGAGCGCATGGCTGAAGAACAACCGGATTGATTTGACGAGGATACAGCCACGGACATAAGGACGCGTTGCCTCCACGATGAGTGGTATGGCTTGGATTTAGCTCAACCCGTGCATGCCATGGAATATGCGTGTATGCCGGGCCTGTCAACAGACAAATGCGAGGCGCCAACACGACAAGATGTTGTGTTAGGAAAAACCTTATATATCCGGGATCGTCTCTAGAGCGCCATAAAGCGCAATCAGCGCGGCGTCCGCGCGCCCCGCGCTTTTGACGCTAAGGAACTGCTTGGGATTGTGTGGGAATATCCTGATCGCGATCGCGCGATTGGATTTTTTATCGGCGGTAGCGCCAAAACGACGCTGCCAGTTCTGAGGTTCTACAAATCTGGTTGGAACATGGTGCGCGGCGAGCACGCCGCGGATGATGCCATAACCCATGCCGAAGGTGAATGTGCTGCTCACCCCCTGCCGCGGCATGGCATGCACGCGCTCAATAAACGCCGCAAAGGGTTTCATAGCATCGATCAAATCTGCAAGCAGGACCTCAGAAATTTCACGCTTATTACGCACCGGGAGGGTCGGCATGTCGTGAACTTCGACAACTTCGTGGGTTGTCCCATCGACCAGGACAAGTGCACCCGTGAGGCCGGGATCGATACCCAGGATGCGCATCAGATCGAACCGTCATCCATGAAGAAATCCAGTATCTCGTGGTTGTCCAGATACAGCGCATACAACACGGCGATGATCCAGTCACCAGAGACCTTATGACGCTGTTGCCACATCTGTATCGTGGAATAGGAGGGTGGCTGGGAAGCGACCTTATGTTTCGTGATCAATTTGAGCAGACCGCTGGGGCCACCGGAACGAACGAAAATCAGGTCGGTGTTCAATTTGATCATGGAAGCGGCTTTGTCCTGATTTGTCCGGCATAGGCACGTGACTTATACACGACAAAACGTGATCACGCAACGCGCGTGTGATCGATCAGTCTAATACCTGGACGGGTTGTGCCACGGGAAATTCACACGTGGGGATCAACCCTTGGTGAACGCAGTGGCATGCAGGAATTACAAGAAATCTTAAATGAGTGCAGGGATTTAACATCTTGTTGTGTTTTTGCCCGGACGGTGTTAGGATACCGCTGTCAACCAAGGATGATCCCGTGTCCGACACTGTCACCGGCGTGTCTGCCGAAACCCCACGGCGAAAAAAGTCAGCCGACAAAACCGTAAAATCCAAGACTGTCGAATTTCCGGAAGAGGCTCGCGAAGCCATCGAAGAGGCCAAAGAGGCTATGAAGGAAACTGCGCAAGCGACTAAACGCGCGTGGGAACGGCGAGAAAAACCGCCTGAGCCGCGCCCAGAGTTTGAACCGTTCGCGCGCAAACTGCGTGATGCGATGATAGCAAAAGCCATGACCGCGTCCGACGTGGCGCGGTATATTTGGGGCGAGATGACGGATTATCGTGGCTACAAGGTCGCACGCAACCGCGACCGGATCGGCCATTATCTGGCCGGGCTGTCACTGCCTGATCCGGAGAATTTCAAAAAACTCGCCCAAGCCGTAGGATTAACCGAAGACGAGTTGCGTGCCGGATATACACCGCCGGTACGGGAGTTCGCGACAGTGAAGGGAGGCGCAGCGCCTAAAAACGGTCGCCCCCCTGCATCCTCCAACGATCTGGAGATCACCAAAATCGAAAACAACCTGTATTATGTGCGCGTGCCACACGAATTACGGTTAAACGTGCAAGGGCTTATGGATTTGATCCGGCTCATCGACCAGCAACCACGCAGCGGTAATCCTGGCACGCTCGACACCGATAACACTGATGCTAGCACCAAAACTCCTGACGCAGCTTGAAGCCGCAACGCTATTGCGTTGCTCGGTCTCCAAGATCGCCACGCTGCGGCGCCGGGGCGCGTTGCCCTGGCTGCCGGGGCGTCCTGTCCTCATCCCTGAAGAGAGCATCACCACATGGCTCGCCACCAAGCTCAACCAAACCCAGCAAGCGGCTCTACTCAAAGCCGCGACCTCATCCGCAAACTCTACGCCGACAACCCGATCATCAAAACCTCCAGCCTCCATCTCAACCGTCGTGGGGTCTGGGAAATCCGCTACAGCCAGCCCGACGCCACCGGGCGGTGGCGTTCGCGCACGCTTTCGACACGCACGACGGATCAACGCGACGCCCAGGCGCAGCTCGACGAATGGCTGAGCACTGCAATCAAAACACCAGGGACAAACGGTGTTGTCCCGAAACCACGGCGCATGACGATCCAGACCATGGTGGATGCCTATGTCGCGAACGGCCGCACGGCGCAGAACACGCATCTGCATAAGGTGTGTGCCGTGTTGGGTAGCCTCACCGCGGACGAGTTAACACCCGAGGTAATGCAAGCATATCGCACTCAACGCGGACACCTCAAATCAGGTTCGATGCGCCGCGAGTTGGGTGCGCTTATCTCGGCACTGCGTTACGCCCGCAAACACAAGATGCTGGATATCGTGCCGGAAATCGACATGCCGGCACAAAGCGCGCCGAAAATCCGCTACCTCACGCACGCGCAGGAAAGCTGGTTCTGGGACAAGGCGCAAGCCTGGGGGCGAACCAACGCCAAACACGCCGCGCGCGTAGCTTTATTCGCAGCAATCGCGTTGGACACCGCGGCGCGTCGAGGTGCGATCATGGGGTTGACCTGGGATCGGGTGAATTTCGATTTGATGCAGATCGATTTTCGTGAACCAGGGCGCCCGGTGGTGCGCAAACGCCGTGGCATCGTCAATATAGCCGATCGGCTGTTGCCGGTGTTGCAGGCGGCCAAGGCGACGGCAACAAGTGAGTATGTCCTGGGGTTTCCAGACGATCTGATGTTCTCCTGGCACCAGTTCACCGCCTCGATCGGCATGCGTTGGGTCACGCCGCATGTGTGCCGGCACACGTGGGCGTCGCTCGCGGCGATCGATGGCGTGAGCTTGCTCCAGATCGCGCATGTGCTGAGCGACACCCATGAGACGGTGGATAAATACTATGCGCATCTGGCGCCGAACGATTTGCGTGCTGTGATGAACCGGCCGCGGCCCACACGATCATGATAATGCGATTGGCAACGCCCGCGGCGATCTTGATCAGTGGCCTTCTCGTGGCCGGCGTCCTTGCCCTGAACGGTCGCTATCACGTGGTTGCTGGCGACCTCTCACACATGTCGGTGCAAATCCTGGATACCTGGACCGGGCATGTGGATGACTGCCAATGGGTGCCCGGCGCCGGCGGCGGTAGTGTCTGCACGCAATTACGCCCTCCGACAGACAGATATTCCGTTCTGCCATGAGACCTCAAAATTAGGATGCCCTGAGATGCGGCTCAAAAACATGTTGATTTCGCGTGTGGACGACACGGTGGACGAGGTGTTTTATCTCGACTGGATCACGGCGCGAAAATACAACGAACGTCGGGACAAGGATCAGCCGATGATATTCACCGGCTGGTATTGGGCGCGTGGCGCGATCGAAGGGGGTCCCTTCAAGACCATGTCTGCGGCCTATCGTGATGCGTGGTACCGACAGGTTCAACACGTAACGCCGCCGAATATCCGAGCACAAAGACGGATACAGAAAACACCGCGTGTCAGGTATTATCCAGTTTCTCCGGTGATGCATGAAAAAGATTAAAACCCCGAAGACGCCTTTACCTTTTGTGGCGATGCTCCAGGACTACAAAACCAGCAACGGCTTTTCCAACACACAGGTGGCGCAGGAAATTTCATTGTTGACCGGCAGTAACGTCTCTGCCGCGCAATCGAGTATCAGTTTGTGGCTAAGAGGCGCAGGTTCGCCTGGAAATGTTTATAGACCCGCATTGGCAAAACTACTCGGACACAGCGAACAAGAGTTGTTCGCTGAAGCTCCAAGCTCGCAACAAGGCTTGGGACCTGCGCGCGCTGCGCGTGCGCAGACACAGAAGCAAAACGTAGAAAAGCGATCACGCGCAGAGTTAATAAAACCGCCCGCGGCGACTGAGGTGCTGAGCTTCGCGGCGCGCAGTGACGGAACTATGACGGTGAAGCTGCATGTCACGCTGGATGCCCGTGCCGGGCTTCAGCTGATGCAGCAGCTCCTGGAGTTCGGCCTTGTCCCGGAGACAGGACAAGCCGCCGGGCTTGCTTCCACCATCACCAGAAGGAGTATCACCGATCATGGCGAAAGGGATAGGACCGAAGGGCCGTCGCAAGGTCGCGACGACGATGCGTGAATACGTCGCCGGCAATCTCCATTCAGGCTCATCCTCCGGGCCGATCGTCAAGGACCCAGCACAAGCCAAGGCGATCGCCATGAACCAGGGCCGCAAGGCGTCCCGGTCTGGGAGCAAGGGCCGATGACGGGCGCAGGAGCGCCGCAGACGGCGATCCGCAACCCGGACATGCTCTTGATGTGGTGCGCGCTTCAACGCCAGGGGGACAAACCTACCGGGGCCACCGCGCGCTTGGTCGAGTTCCTTGAAGAGATCGTGCTCACGCCCGCGATGGATTATGGAAAGACAAACCCGGACAAACAGCTGAGCTTACCGTTCTAGGGTTTTATAGGAGCTTGCACGACACCGGCATCCCGCGCATAGAGCTATGATGCGCTGAGGGGGCCGAGTGCTGTTGCACACCGGCCCCCTCGTTTTTCCTGCCCGTCGCCGCGGCAGTTACGCCGCTTTCCCCTTGAAGGTCACCACTCCTGCAAGGCGCGGCCGGAAAGCGGGTATCGCGGAGAAAGGACACTCCGCGACAGGCACAATATGTGCAGCATTTTCGTGCCCTGCAAGACGTGATCGAGCGGCTTGACCTTAATGGTCCTGCGCTGTTGTTGTGTCACAACCGTGTCAGTCATCACCCATCGGACAAAAGGACAGTGCTCATGCCCGATATTACGAACGATGCGTTTTTGCGCGTGCTCTTCGACGGCGACGCGAACGTAGCACTCACCCATCTTTGCGCGTTCCCGCATGATCCGGACAAGGACGGAGGCTGGGGCGGCGGCCGCGGTGAATGGATGCTGCCATATTGCAAGGCGGACCTGAATACCTATTACGCCGTATCCCTGTTCACCGCGGCCACGCGGCGCAAGGTATGGTTCGACCGGTGCTATGTGCTGGGGATCGATGATGTCGGCACCAAGATCGACCCGGCGCGCGTGCGGACACTCATGGACGGGTACGAGCCGACGTATCGGTTAGAGACCTCGTCGGGCAATGAGCAATGGGGTTATCGGATCAATCCGCCCTTGCGGCATTGCGCCAAGGTGGAACTACTCCAGCGCGCGGTGCGGGTGAAACTCACCGGCATCGATGCACCCGACACCGGACAAGAAGGGGTCAACCGATATTTCCGTCTGCCAGTTGGGACCAACCGCAAGGCCGCCTGTGGGCCGAACGGGTTTCGGGTTGTGCTCCAGACATGGAACCCAGACCAGGTGCTGGATCACGCGAAGATCGAGCGCCTGGTCGATGCACTGTTCGATATCAGCCAGGCGGAGGAACTCAAGGCAGAACTCTGGGACAAGGACAAGGACAACAAACCGAGTTCTCCTGGACAGCTTTCACGCACCACCTCGACCTCGACCCCGACCTCGACCCCGACCTCGACCTCGACGACCTCCGCCGCCGCCGGTGTTGATCCCGTGTTTCGTGCCATGAAGCGGTTGGGGCTGGTCCTGGGCGGGCCACGCAGTTCGCCCATGGGCGTCGGCACCTATGACGTGATCTGTCCCTGGGCAGCCGATCACACCGCGCGTGCCACCACCGGCACCGCGTATGTGCCAAGCACGGGCGCGTTTAAGTGCCAGCACGGACATTGCGTTGACCGTGACACGGATGCGGTGCGTGCACGCTTAGAGGACATGCTGCGCGACGCGACTGGCGGCAAGGAAGGCTTGGTGCATGAGGATGTATTGTTGGAGGTGGTTGACCCCAAGGATGTGCCGACCCCACCTCAGGGCCTGCGCGGCCCGAACAAGTCACCGCAGGACAACGCGCTGGCGTTCATGGGCCGGATCGTATTGGTTCTCACTGAAGGCTGTTTCTTCGATCTGCTCACGCGTGAACGCTATCACTCCGATCGTGAGTTCAACGCGCGCTTCAAGCACGCGCTGTATGATGTGCTACCGGTGTTGAACCAAGGCACGGCCAAAGAAAAGCGACTGACACCGGCGCAATGGTATATCGAACATCCCGATCGCCGGTTAGCCGATGGATTTGTGTCGATGCCGGGCGAGGGAGCACTCTATCAGGACGGCCCCAAGATCTTGGTCAATCATTGGCGGCCCCACGTGCGCGCGCTGCGTCATGCGCCGGTGGGTGACGTGAGTGCGGACAAGATCGCGCCTTACCTCAAACTCTTCTGGCATATCTTAGGAGACACTACGCTCGAAGAGTGGGAGCTGGGCGAGCATGTGCTGGACCTGATGGCGCTGATCGCAGGGTCGCCCACGGTCAAGCCCGGCCATCATGTTGTCCTGACAGGACAACCGGGGCTGGGCAAGGAACTGATCATAGCCCCCTTGCTTGAGGTGCTTGGCGAACAGGCTCTGGTAATCAAACCGGGTGATCTCAGTGCACAGTTCAATCCCTGGATGACGCGACGGCTCGTGTTGATCTCAGAGATGCGTCAGACCACGCGCGGACAGCTGACACCACATGATCAGATGGCGCTGCTCAAAGTGGCCACCGACAACGCCAAGAAAGCGGTGTGGATCAATCCGAAATACCAAGCCCCCTACACCGCGCGCAACGTGCTGGCGCTCTGGATCACCTCGAACGAGCAGATACCTTTGCACTTAGATCAGGGCGATCGACGCTTCTTGGTCCTGAACCGACTGGCAACACCACTGTGGCCGATGAGCCGATATGCCGATCTCGTGCGCTGGCTGCGCACGGACAATAACGCCGCGCGGGTGGGCGAATACTTTCATCGTCGATGGGTCGATATGGGGGATACGCGGCGGGATGCGCTCATGGGGCATGCGCCGCGCAATGAGGACAAGGTATTGCTCGAAAGCTTGTCCGCCGATCCGATCGAAGCATGGCTACGCGAAACTATCGCGACAACACCCCCTAATCCCATGGCGTTGCCAAGTGTGGTGAGTGTCGCATACGTGATGAAACGTCTTGTCGATACGCGTCGAAATGGGGACGAAGGACTGCACCCGAACTGCAACGTTCCGACCGCCACAGCGCTCGGAATAATGCTGCGGAAATTAGGTGGAATATCCGCTCATGATGGAAAACCGGTTTGGATTAATGGTCGGCCGACACGACTAATTGTTGTGCGGGATTACGATTTGTTTATAGGATTGACGCCAGATGTGCTGGCAAAAATTGCCGATGATAATTCTCAAGGGTTTTCTGGCTTGAAAAGCTAGAGGTGTAAGGCAAGGTGTTAGGTAAAGTGTAAGGCAGGTTTTTCTAAGGGTATATATATTATCCCTTACACCTTACACTTCATTATAGAACTAAGGGTAGATAGAGAAAAGAGATTAAAAAGAATATAGGGTATACACAGAGTTATAGTAACAATGGGTGCAAGGTGTAAGGCGTAAGGGTGTAAGGCGAAATTCAAGCCCGCGCGGCGACATTTTGTTGTGAGGCCAGTCCCGCCGATGTGCCGATAGGGTGGCACATCGGCGGGTGGTATCATTTCGGCCGCGCGCGGCCTAGTCGGCGCCGCGCGGATCGGCCTCCTCCAAGATATCAACCAGCACGCCCAGTCCGGTCCGGGCGAGGTGCGCCAGATCATTCACGTTGACGCTGTATGGCTTGGGGAACGCGGCAACGATACTCTCGCATGCCATACCTATTCCCACAGTTTCGACACCTAGACCCGCAGCATAGCGGCACGCGCTACGCACCGCATCGGCGCCCCAGTCACATTCACCGTCAGTCAGAACCATGAGTAGCTTACGGTTTGCGCTCATGTCCGCGATCATGGGCGCTACGTGCATGATGGATGGCGCGAGCGGGGTCCAATAGTGGGGTTGCGTATGCAGCAACGCCGCGGCGCATTGTGAGACTGGTGTATCCCAGTCTTTGATCACTGTTACAGTCGCTTCAAGATTAGGCTTAGCGTTCGTGTGGAATACGCTGATTGCTACTTTTGCGCCGGCGCTTTCAGCTGCACGCGCGATATGCCATGCGGCTGATTGCGCCATGCCCATCCGTGTGGTGCTGCCCACATATTCGCGCATCGAAGCTGAACCATCGATGAGGATCATTAACGCAGTATCAATGCCGGGCGTGTCATCGCGCCGTGAATACACGTCAAGGGCGCCTGTGCGCATACGCGTTATCGCGCGGCGGTCTAGGCGCCCGCTTGTCTCGTGATGCGTGCGGCGGTGAATTTCATCCGTCACCAGCAATCGGGATATCTGGCCGTGCAGCACGCTATTGCCCGGAAGCGTGCGCGTGAGGATGTCCGCGTAATGGGCTTGGTGTGGGGTTGGTGTGTTGTAGTTTTGGTGTTCTGTGATACTGCGGGCGGTATTGAGCTTGTGTGGGTTGTCTCCTGGATCGATGCCACCACGTGTGGCCGCATCGCGGATCATGTCGGATATGCCCATGTCTGTGCCCTCCTGAGGGGCGCCAGATCCGTCATCCCCCTCAGCGCCCTCCTGAGGGGCGCCAGAGCCGTCATCCCCCTCAGCGCCCTCCTGAGGGGCGCCAGAGCCGTCATCCCCCTCAGCGCCCTCCTGAGGGGCGCCAGAGCCGTCATCCCTCTCGGCGCCCTCCTGAGGGGCGCCAGAGCCGTCATCCCCCTCGGCGCCCTCCTGAGGGGCGCCAGAGCCGTCATCCCCCTCGGCGCCCTCCTGAGGGGC